ATGACCGCCGCTGAGCCCCCGAGAGAAGCCCCCGAAGGGGAAGACACCGACGAACTGGACGAGCTTGACGGAGACGATCTGAGGGACCTTCTCGTCGACTTCAAGCGCCACCTGAAGTCCAAGAACAAGGCGCCCAACACGATCGACTCCTACGTCTCCATCGCGACGGCGTTCGTCGATTTCCTTGACCTCGAAGGGATGTCGCGCGTCGCGCAAGGTCTGACCTACCGACACTTCGAGCACTACTTCGCCATGATGGTCGACCGGCCGAACATGCGAACCGGTAAGCCGCTGTCGGCCGCCTACCGCGCGAAGCACTTCCGATCGCTCCAGCAGTTCGCGAAGTGGCTCTACACCACCGAAGAGGTCGTCGACCGGAACCCGTTCGACAAGCTCACCCCGCCTGACGTTCCGGAGGAACTGCCCGAAGTTCTAACCGAGACGCAGATGCGGAAGCTGCTGGACACCACCAAAGGCAAGTCGTTCGAGAACCTGCGCGACCGTGCGCTGCTGTACCTCTTCATCGACACGCCCTCCAGACTCGACGAACTCGCCACCCTTCAGGCCGACGACCCCGAAACCGGGGAGGAGGGCTCGTTCGACTTCGAGGTCGACGTCGCCCACGTCATGGGCAAGGGGCGCAAGCCGCGGGATGTCCCGTTCGGCCCGACAACCGGCGAGGCGTTGCGGCGATACATTCGCGCGCGCAGACGGCACCCGTACGCGCGCAAGACGACCGCGTTCTGGCTCGGCCGGAAAGGCGCGCTCTCGTCGTGGGGTGTCCGGCAGATCATCTACCGCCGCGCGGACGAGGCCGGCGTGCGTGTCCATCCGCACCTGTTCCGGCACACCTTCTCGCATCGGTGGCTGCTGAACGGTGGCCAGGAGACGGACCTGATGCGGCTCGCGGGCTGGAAGTCGCGGCAGATGCTGCAAAGGTATGGCGCGTCTGCCGGTAGTGAGCGGGCGCGCGAGGCGCACCGTCGCGCGAATTTGACTGACCGGCTGTAATGGTTCCGTAACGCGGAGGACGGGGGGAAAGAGGCTTTGGAAGACCCCCCCCCCCGCAGTTTTACGGTTTCGTCTCAGGCGTTGCCGGGGGAAGCGGCACGCCTGAAATTAATTGATCATCGTCGGGCGGGACCACCCCGTTCGCCCGACGATCCCCCTTTCTATCGTGGGTCGCCGTCGAGCCAGTCCTCGATGTCGTCGATCATCTTCTGTGCGGCGATGGCCTCGTTCCGCCGCTGGTTGCTCTCGGCTCGCCACGCGAGCAGCCCCAGAACCATCACGGCGGCGATGTGCACGTTGAGCAGATGCGGCTGCCACTCCAGAACGGCGGCGATGACCGCGTGAATGACGCAGAAAAACGCGTCGGTGCCCGCGATTGTGTAGAGAGTCCCGTGTGAGACCTTGTTTTTTCTCGGCAGAGTTACCTTCGGGGTGGTCACTCCTTCACTCCCTCCTCCGTTGTAACGGGTGTTGACCCGATTGCAGGAGGACTATCGGCCTGTAACCGTTTTCTGTGACCGGTTTCGGACGGTTTTTAGGAGCAACTTTCACGTTCAGTCTAACGGCCTACGATTAGGTAACGTCCGGGTTGCAGAGGTAACGAGACTCGGTCACGCGGTTTCGGATGATCTTCCGCGCCACTACGGTGCCGCATTCCACAACACCTTTGCGCAGGTCAGACTTAGGTTGCACTGTCCTTAGAGGACGCGGTGTCACTGGTCGTGCGCTTTGCGCGCTCATGGTGTGCGGCCTCAAGATAGGCGACACGCCCCTCGATCCCGAACTGCGTTTCGATCCGCTTACCTTCCGCGACGATCTCGGCCGGTGTCATCGTCCGCCACTTTGCACGTTGCGCGGCCGACCACTCCGGCCGTGTGCCTGATGAGGATTCGGCTGAGGAGTCGAGGATTCGATCTATCTCCCCGCTGGGCCATTGAAGCGCTCGTTCGAGCTTGCGGCGGGGGACGGCTGGGATCTTGGTGGGTCCGACTCGAACGCCCCGGATTCCCTCGACGGTGATGCCGCCGGCGATCTCGGCGACCTCGCGCCACCGTAGCCCTAGCTCTTCTCGTCGTTCTTCCATGCGCCGGTTGAGCTCGGCGCGTGCAGCGGGATCGATCGGGTCGATCGCCATTTTCTTTCCTCTCCCCCTGGCCGGAGGTTTCAAAGTACCCCAGATCACTACAGATCACAACAGATCTGTGACCTGACGATCACGGACGGGCACGTGACCATCCTGTGACACCAGATCTGGCCAAATCTGTTGTGATCTGTAGTGAGTTGGCCTAACTTGGCGTCATGCCCCACGGATCACCGAGCTACACGATCGACAGCGCCGAGCTGCGACGACGCCGGGAGAACGCGGGCTGGTCGTTGCGTGAACTGGCCGACAAGTGCCGCGCGACAGGGCAGCCCGTCGACGCCTCCCAGATCTCCACCTACGAACTCGGCAAGACCAACCCTCGGCCGCGTGCTTTGAAGGCGCTGGCCGCGGCCCTCGGGTGCGAACCCGACGACCTCAAGGAAAAGGACGACTCACTCGCGGAGGCGTCCTGATGGCCGGGTCGTCGACACCGTCGCAGCGGAGGCTCGCCGGGCAGATCGCCGCCAACACCCGATGGGCGAAGGAGCCAGATCGGAAAGCGGCCACCGCCCCGGCACGGAAGGCGGCCGCCGACCGGTGGCTCCGCGAGGCCGACCCGGACGGGACCCTGTCGCCCGCGGAGGCCGCCCGCCGAGCGGACTCCCTCAAGACGGCGTACTTCCAGCGGCTCGCGCTCGCCTCGGCGAAGTCCCGGGCCCGCAAGAAGTCTGCCTGACCCCAGAAGTAAGACGCCCGCCCCTTCGCCGTGCAGGGCTCCGGAGCGGGCTAACCAACAGAGAGGACACCTCTGATGATCGAAGAGAAGTCTAAGGCCGAGGACGCCGTCGGGCGTCACGCGGCCAACGACGTGGACGGCCCGACCCTGCCGGGCATCACGGTCGTGAAGCCGAACAGCGGCGGCCGCCGGTTCGCGGTCGACCCGGACGACCAGCCGACCGAGTTCCTCGACGGGTTCGAGGACGCCGCCGCCGAGCACACCGCGGAGCTGGAGGCGCTCGCGGCCGGGAAGGGCACGCGGGTCACGGCGTTCTTCGCGCTGGTGTGGTTCCGGGTGCTGGCGATCTTCGGCCGGATCGTGGACGAGGTCGCGACCACGGTGCGGCTGTCGGCGCGCTGGGAGCTGGACCACGACCGCACGGTGGCGCGGATCATCGTCGCGACTATCTCGGCGCTGCTGCTGGCCGGGTCCGGGATTGCGTGGTGGCTGTCGTGACCGCCCGCATCGAGGTCCGGATGCCGGTCGAGGTGAAGCCCGGCGCGTGGCCGAAGTTGGAGACGTCGAAAGCCACTCGCAGGCTCTGGGACGAGGTCGCGCACCAGGGCGAGGACGGCGCCGACGTCTGCACCTACCGCCACCACGACGAGCCGCACCCGGCGACGATCCGGCTCACTCCGGACCCCGACCCGGACTTGGTGCACGCGGGCACCGCGAACACCGAACAGCAGACCGTGTGCTGGTGCTGCGCGTACGAGGCCGGTCACCTCTACGAGGAGATGCGCGGCCAGTGCCGCACCTCCGGCGAGGTCGGCGTCGAGCTGCGTCAGCCGGACGGGCGGTGGATTTGATGGCCCGCAAGGAAAAGCCTGCCGCCAAGGCCGTGACGGACACGGTGAAGTTCGTGGCGAAGACGGTGGCGAAGCACGTGAACGTGAAGGCCGCCTCGCGGACGGTCGACCAGATCCTCGACCAGGAGCTGGGCAAGAAGCCGGACACCGGCGGGAAAGGCAGCCAGCGATGATGAAGAACTTCAAGCCCGGCGCGAAGATCACCGGCGAAAGCCTCATGGGCGATGGCCCGAACCCGAGCGAGGTCACAGGAGTCTTCGTTCGCCTGTTCGGAAAGAAGGGCTCGACCGCGCTTCTTGTCGAGACTGAGTTCGGGGTCCGGCACGTGATCGACGGCAACACTGCGCGCCTCGCCGAGCCGACACAGGCGATGCTCTTTGGTCAGCTGGCCGAGCACCTCGACAAGTTCGGCGAACTCAACGAGCACATCGGCGGCGTCACGGCCCGTTTCGGCCGTCTGAGCCTGCAGGTCTACGAGCCCGACGGACACAGTGCGATCGGCCTGTTGCTGGCCTGGCTCAAAAGCATCGGTGCGGCCACCGCCACGGCCCGCCGCCACGAGAAGGCATGGCACATCAAAGGAAAGGGACGCGTCACCGGGGGACTGCCGATCGAGGTCGTCGTGATCTCGGAAGGCGACGAGGCTGCCACGCTGGACGCCGCGTTCGGTGACGTCAAAGAGAAGACCGATGTTCCGGTTGAGGAGCTCGCGCGTTGCCAGCGGCAGGCGTCGGTTGTCACCGACGAGCAGCTGGCCGAGGTCGAGCACTGGTCCAAGACGCCGCTGCCGGACGAGGATGCCCCGGCGGTGACGTCGTGACCGTCATCGAATTCCCGGACGTGATCCAGGGCTCCGACGAATGGCACGACCAGCGCCGCGGAATCATCACTGCGTCCGTCGTCGGGCAGCTCATCACGCCGAAAACGCTGAAGCTCGCGGCCAACGACAAGAGTCGCGCGATCGTGATGCAGCTCGTCGCCGAGCGGATCACCGGCTACACCGACCCCACGTACATCGGCGACGACATGCTCCGCGGCATTGAGGACGAGCCGCGGGCGCGCGACCTGTACGCCGAGGTGTACGACCGTCCCGTCCGCGAGGTCGGTTTCCTTCTCCGCACGGAGGACACCTGGAAGCTCGGCTACTCGCCCGACGGTCTCGTCGGCGACGACGGGCTGATCGAGGTGAAGGCACCACGCGCCAAGGGGCATCTGCGCACGATCCTCTCCGGCGAGGTGCCCGCGGAGTACGTGGCGCAATGCCAGGCCGGGCTGCTGGTGTCCGGCCGCCAGTGGATCGACTTCATTTCGTTCTCCGGCGGGATGCCGATGTGGCACACGCGGATGCTCCCGGACCCGAAGTGGCAGGACGCGATCGTCGCCGCCGCCGAGCAGTTCGAGCGCGCGGCCGCCGAGATGACGGCGGACTACCTGGCGAAAACCGAAGGCCTTCCCGCCACCGAGCGGATCACCCTCATGGAGATGACGATCTGATGGACCTCACCGACACCATCGCCCCCACGAGCGACCAGCTCGACGCGGTCGACCTCATCGCCGGACCGCGCACGTTCACCATCGAGAAGGTCAGCAAGGGCAACGTCGAGCAGCCCGTCAACATCAAGCTCGCCGAATTCCCGCGAGTCTGGCGTCCCGGCAAGTCGATGCGGCGCGTGCTCGTGGCCTGCTGGGGTACCGACGCGTCCCAGTACGTCGGCCGTCGCGTCACCCTGTACTGCGACCCCGACGTCCGGTTCGGCGGGCAAGCGGTCGGCGGCACCCGCATCAGCCACATCAGCCACCTCGACAAGCCCCGCCAGATTCCGCTGCTCGTGACGCGCGGCAAGTCCGCGATCTTCGTCGTGCGGCCGCTCGTCGAGACGACCGAGGACCGCGTCGCCGAGTTCAAGCGCGAGTGGAAGACGGCTACCTCTGAGCGGCGCAAGGTTATTGAGCGCGAGGTCGCGGCCTTGATGAACCCCGGGACTCCGTCGACTTCGCCCGCGCACGAGATGGGATCGGAGGTCGAGGACGTCGTCGACGGAGAGCCGAACGGCTACCTGCCGGACGACCCGGACCTGACCGCGCACGAGGGTGAAGGCGCGGAGCGATGAGCACGGACACCGTGGAGATGGCGCACCAGGGACAGCTGACCGTGCTGAACGCGGGGCTGACCGAGCACGGCGCCAAGACGCGCGATCACCGGCTCGCGCTCGTCGCCGGCATCGTCGGCCGCCCGGACCTGAAGTCCACGAAGGACCTGACTCGGGACGAGGCGACGAAAGCCCTGCGCTACCTGGATCTCGCCGAAGAGGTCGGGGAGATGCAGGACCTGATCGACCAGTACCGCCCGGCGGTGACGTCGTGAGCAAGCACCCGAGGCTCACCAACGGCGGCGACCGCATGGAGGTCGTCAAGGCGTGGGCCGTCGTCGTCGGGGTGTGCCTGGCGATCGCCGCGCTCGGCCCGATCTTCCTGCTCAGCCTCATCGACATGGTGGGGCGGTGGATCCGATGACCACCCTGCACGCCCTCAAGCATGTCGTCGAGCACGCCGACCGGTGGGGAATCCCGGACCACGAGATCAAGCAGGTCACCGGTAGCCCCGGCAAGCTCGTGTTCCTCCTGCCGGACACCAGCATCAGCCTGTTCGCGCGGTGGGCCAAGAATCTCGACGACCGGTGGATCACCGGTCTCGCGACCGGAGCGGTCGGGCGTCTCCGCGTGACCGGCCAAATCCTGTCCGGTCATCGGGTCGAGATCACGGTTCTGTGTGACGGCGACGAGATGCGTCGGCTCGGCCTCGTCGGGAACCTGTCCCTCGGCGAGGTCGAGCAGGCCGCACGCAAGGCGGTGGCGGTATGAGCGAACCCTGCGGAACCTGCGGAGAGAACGGCGAGAACATCGAGGACTGCCCGGTTCACCACAAGGGCAAGGGAATCGAGCTGTCCGTGCCGGAGGAGGCGCGGCGGCTCGCCGGGCAGTACCTCGCGGCGACCGCGGACGAGTTGGCTGTGCAGGCGGACCGGCTCAAGCGGGGCGCCTACAACGCCAAGAACCGGATCTCGGCCGCGAAGTTCGCTGAGCAGCTCGCCCGGTGCGGTGCGTTCACGTTCGCCGAAATGCACCTACGCGAAGAGGTGGCCGAGCTGACCGGCGTGAAGCCGCCACCCAAGCGGTGGCGGCCGCCGGTCACCGAGCCCGCCGGCCTTTTCGAGGTGGCGTCGTGAACCGCCGCCAGCTGCGCGAGTCGCTTCGGCGGCTCGTGCAGCGCACCAACATCGCGGTCCGGCGCGACCGTCCACAAGCGACTATCGAGGCGCCCATGTGGCTCCTCGCCGATATCGCCGCTGCTGGGGAAGCGGCCAGAAGGAGAACACCATGGGTGTAAGAGCCCCCATCTCGGCCGCGACGGTCATCGTCGCCGACCCGGTCGCAGTCGAGCGTGCGCTCGCAGATCTGTTCCAGGCCGGGATCCCGATGCAGGAGCAGCCCTCCGTCGGAGTCGAACGCCTCCGGATCTTCGTCGCGCCCGGAAAACGGTCGGCCCAGTCGATGAACGCGATCGCCGACCTGGACTTGACGGAACGGCAGCTCGACGTGCTGGAGCTGATCGCGGAAGGACTGACGAACCGCGAGATCGGCGCGCGTCTCTATCTGGCCGAAGGGACGGTGAAGACCCACCTGAAGCGCCTGTTCGCGCGCCTCGGCGCCACCGGCCGTGAGACTGCGGTCGCCGCCGGGTTCCGTCTCGGCATTCTCGGTGGTGGTGCGTGATGTACGAGTCCCGCGCCTACGACAAGCCCGCCGTCGAAGGTTTCGGCCCGGACCCGGTCGTCGTGCTCGTCGTCACCGGCACACACGACGTGTCCAGGCTCGTGAACCTCCTCAACGGCGGGCAGCCGGTCATCGAGCAGCTGGAGATCGGCGAGCGCCTCGCCGCGCAGGTCGCCCGGCACAACGCCGGCCGCGCCGCGCTGAAACTCCTCGCGCAGCACGGCGGCCCGGACCTTCTCCAGAAGCTGGGGGAGTCGTGACCACCATCGACGTGTTCGACGTCCTCAAGCGCGCCGACGGCCGGTTCGTGAAGAAGTCCGCCGACGACCCGGCCAGCCCCGACTATCTCAAGGTTCTCGCCGACGCCGTCCGCCCGCTCGTCGCCAACGGCAAGCCCGCGCCCGCGCTGCCCGGTGTCGACGACGAGCAGGTGCAGAAGCTCCAGGCCGACAACCGGCGCCTCGATGCCCGGGTTACCGAGCTGCGCAACATGGTCGCCACCCGCGACGGCGCGCTCGACAAGCAGAAGTCCGCGACTGAGGAACTCAAGATCGAACTCGTCCAGCTGAGGAAGGAGCTGGACGAGGTGCGGGCCGAGCGGGACACCGCCCGCGGCAAGCTCCGTGACGCCGAAGCCCAGCCGCACGGCGGCGTCGAGCTGATGCAGTCCGACCTGGCCCGGCTCGCCAACGAACTCGCCGCCGCGCAACGAGACCGGGACGCGGCGAACCGGACGCTCGACGAGATCGCCGACGAAGAAGCAGCCCGGCCGGCGGCGGTGCACGTCTGCCAGTGGCCGGTCGCCGAGCCCGGTGCCGAGCCGTCGCCGTGCGAGTGCGGCAAGCCGTGGCCGCTCACGGCCGAGGTCGAGGTCGAGGTCGAGGAGGTCGTGCCGGACGTCGACCCGTGGGCCGACCTGTTCGGCCGGATCCGCGGCGAGGTCGACGGGCGGTGGTCCGCGTGAGCACCGTCGAGACGCCGCATGGCAAGCACCTCAACAACATCCCGTCGTGCGCGGTGCCGTGCCCGATCGGGCACACGGGCGAGCAGCTGGACGTGTTCGAGAACGTCGCCGTCTGGGCATGCGGGTTCGTTCGCCCGCTGCCGCCGGTGAAGCAGCCGCGATGGATGGCCGCATCCCGGGAAAGGCAGGCCCGAAAATGACCGACCTCGTGGTGCTGCACGAGCACGGACTCACCCACCACCAGACCGGCCCGCTCCGGAGCGCGGGCCACGACACCGCCGAAGCGGTCGCGGACCTGGTCGACGCGCACCGGGCAACCGTGGCCCGTTCGACGCTCGCGCAGCTGCCGGGCATGGGGCCGCGCCGCCTCGCGCTCGTCTGCACCGCCGTCGACAGCTGGCGGGCGGTGATCTCGTGAGCATCGACTACGACGAAGCGTTCGCCCGCTCCCGCGACGTTCCCGCCTTCTCCAACGGCACCGAGGGCGAAACGTGGATGGCGAACTGGTGCGGCCGCTGTCTGCGCGACGCACCGTTCCGGAACGGGATGGTCAAGACCGGATGCCCGCTGGTCCTCATCTCGCTGATGCAGCGCACCCCGGCCGAGTGGCTCGACGGGCCGCGCGACGAGCACGGCCGCTACTCGATGGCCGACCAGTACCACTGCATCGAGTTCCGCGCGCCGGGCGACGGCGGGGGAGAACCGCGGCCGCGCCCGGAACCGCCGGACATGGACGGTCTGTTCCCGCGCCCTGCCCGGCAGGTCCGGATGTACGTCCTGCCGGACCCGGTCCGGGAACTGGAGGTCGCCGCGCCATGACCGTGTGCTGCGACTGCCACCGCCCGCTCACCGACCCCGTGAGCGTCGCCCGCCGTCGTGGCCCGGTCTGCACCGTGAAGTTCGAAGGCGACACGCACACCAGCCCGAAGCCCCGCCGACCCGCACGACGACGGCGACTCCCCGAAGACGAACCCCTCACCGGGTTCCCGCCCCTCCAGAAAGTCCAGAAAGGACACCGCCGTTGAGCAGCATCAAAGTCGAAACCTCCGACCTCATCGACCTCCTCAAGCTCCTCCAGCACACCGCCAGCAGCGACCGCAACGACGGCGTCACCGCCGGCGTCCTGCTCCACACCACCCGCGGTGAACGCGGCACCGAACCCGGCAAGCAGGACCTCCTCGTCGGCACCTCGACGGACCGGTTCGCCGTCGGGCACACCAACGTCGTCGCCTACGGCCAGCTCGCCCGCCCCTCGCTGTGGGGCATCGAGGACGTCAAGGCCGTGATCGCGACCTTCAAGTCCAAGGCCAGCAAGGACAAAGACGGCGAAGGCCACCAGGTCCACATCTCCGTCGACCTCGGCCACGTCACCGTGTCCGAGGACCCCAACCTGTTCGAGGACGGCGTGCAGCTGTCGTTCCACGAGCAGGTCGTCGACGACTTCCCCCGCCGCCTCTGGCACGTCCTTGAACACATCGGCGTCGACGCCTACGTCTCCAGCGAAGGCGGCCTCGTCCCCGTCGCGAACCGCACCGACATCGGCGCCGCCCGCCTCGCCCCGTTCACCAAGGTCGCATCCAAGCTCGGCGAACCGGTGCAGCTGTTCCGCACCCACCAGAACCGCTACCTCCTCGTCCAGATCGGCGAGCACTACCGCGGCGCCCTCGCCCCGATCCGCTGGGATCTCGAGGAATCCCCGTCGAACGGACACGAGCCGTCCGGCGACGTCCACACCCCGGACCTGCCGCCCATCCCGAAGCGGGACACCCCGCCGCCGCCCAAGACGTTCACCCCGTCCGGGGTGCGGGAGTCGTCCGGCGTCATCACCGGATTCCCCGCCCTCCCGCGCGACACCCGCGAACTCGGCAAAGCCGCCGACCTCGTCATCACCTCCCAGTACGCGCTCCCGTCGCTGCTGACCCGAGGCCTGCGCACCACCGCCAAGCGCGCGGACGGGCTCCTCGAAGACCTGTTCCGGCTCGGCATCGTCGGTCCCTACTTCGGCGGCCGCGCCCGCGAAGTCCTCGTCGCACCGGAAGGGCTCGACGACGTCCTCAAGGTCATCGCCGAGCTGAAGACCGAGGAACCCGAAGGCGACGAGCTGGACGGTGACGACGAATGAGTGACGACATCACCCGCCTCCTCAACGGGGCCCGCGACGCCGCACCCGGCATGACTGAAGCCGCCATCCGCGGCGTCGTCGTGAGCGTCCTCAACACCCTCGACGACCTCATCGAGGAAGCGGGAGAGGACTCGATGTGGCCCGACCCCGGCGACCTCGGACTCCTCGCCCGCGACGTCGAACGGCAGGGCTGACGCCCACCCCAGTCGTGGCGCTGGCCGGACCTGCTTCCCCGCGGTCCGGCCAGGCCACCCCACCAACGAGGAGGAGGTGACCGTGACCGTCCAGATAGGACGACCCGACACCGCACCGATGGCTCGCGGCCGTCTCCTGGCCGCCTGCCGCCGCGGCGACATCCCCGCCGAAGCCCTCGCCCCGGCCGACCGTGACCACCTCGTCTACGACCTCTGGGCCGCGGGCTGGTCCGACGTCGAGATCGCCACACACACCTACATGAGCACCTACACGACTGGTCGCATCCGAGCACGACTCGGACTCGCGGCGCACCCCACGAGCACGAGAGGGGCTGCCTGATGGCTGTCACCAAACGACTGCGGTACGAGATCCTTCGCCGCGACAATCACGCCTGCCGATACTGCGGTGCCACGGCCCCCGACGTAGAGCTCACGGTCGACCACGTCGTCCCGACCGCGCTCGGCGGCAGCGACGCCCCGACCAACCTCGTCGCCGCCTGCAAGGCCTGCAACGCAGGAAAGTCCGCGTCGTCGCCGGACGCGCCGGTCGTGGCCGACATCGCAGCGGACGCTCTCCGATGGGGCGCGGCCTTGGCCTACGCCGCCAAAGTGCAGCTCGGTGAACTTCTGGCCGACCAGCGCATCACGGACTGGTTCGACGAGAAGTGGACGGACTGGCGAACCGGCGGCGGCCAGGGCGACGTTCTCCCACGCCCGGCCGACTGGGAGCAGTCGGTCCTCCGGTTCATCGCGGCAGGCCTCACGTTCGACGTCGTGGAGCAGTCGCTGAAGGTCGCAATGCAGAACAGCCGCATCGCCCCAGACGCGACGTGGCGGTACTTCTGCGGCGTCTGCTGGCGTCGGGTCACCGAGCTCCAGGAGATCGCCCACGCGGCGATCGCGGCACAGGACGGACACCTCTGATGGCCCGCGAACATGCCCGCATCCTCACCCGGATCTGGTCGGACGCCGACTTCTGCGCGCTTCCGATCGCCGACCAGCGCCTCTACTTCCAGCTGTTGTCCCAGAAGAACCTGTCCCAGGCTGGCGTGTTGCCCTTGCAGATCCGGAAGCTGGCGAAGGGATCCGCCGAGACCACTGAGGACGACGTCGTCGCGACGCTGAAGCGCTTGGAGGCTGCCCGGTTCGTGTTCGTCGACGCCGACACCGAGGAAGTGTTGATCCGGTCGTTCATCCGCAACGACGGCGTGATGAAGATCCCGAACGTGTTCAAGGCGGCGCTGCGCGCGGCGACGACGGTCGAGTCGCCGCTGCTGCGGGAGGTCCTCGCCGAGGAGCTTCGCCGCACGCGTCGGAAGGACGCGATCGCCGTCGCGGACGAACTGTCCCCCAAGGAACTCGAACGTGTTCCGGAACCTATCTCGAACCTATCCGGAACCAATAGTGAACCTTTAAAGGTTCGCGACGAGATACCGGAACCCCAGGGGGAAGGGGAAGGGGAAGGGGAAGGGGAATCTTTTGTAGGTGGAGATTTTAAAGAGGACGTGCGCGAGCGACGCCAAGTAGCCGACGACCGCCCCGACTCCTGGCAATCCCCGCCCTCCCGCTGCCCCGAACACCGCAACACCGAGAAGCCACCGCCATGCGGCAAATGCGCCACGGCACGCCAAGCCCGCGAACGGTGGGACGCCGACCAAGGTCGCGCCGCCGCCGAACGCCGAACCGCAGACGCCCGGCAACGCGCCACCGACCGAGCCCGCGCCATCGCCGCCTGCGACCTCTGCGACGACGACGGCCAGATCGGCCGCCAGCTCTGCGACCACGACCCCGACGCAGCCAACCGCGCAGCCCGCGGCCGCGCCGCCGTCCAAGCCGCCCTCGCCGCACGCACCCAGGACGGCCCGCCATGACCCGCCGACGCGGCCGAGCGAACCTCCGCACCGGACTCTGGCAAGACCTCCCCGGCGAAGGCTTCGTCCCCGCCGAACGCCTCGCCCCCGAAACCGAAACCAGCCCACGCCGCCACCCCTGCCTCCGCGCAGACGGCGGATGCGGCGCCGCCATCGGCGAACCCTGCACCAGCCCCAGCCGACGGCCCGGCGGCCGACGCCCCATCAGCGGCTACCACCAAGCCCGCCTCAACGCCGAGACCACGCCGCACCACGCCGACCCAGCACCCGACCAGGAGAACTCGTGACCGACCAGACCCACCGCGACCGTGCCGAGATGGCGCTCAGCCGCGCCGAAGACGCCAGCGCCAGCGCACCGCACCACGCCGCCGCGTTCGCCACGATCGCGACCGCGCACGCCGTCCTCGCCCACCTCGACGCGCTCGCCCTGCCGGAGCCGGGTGCAGGTGACGCGATCCTCGCGGCCGCCCGGAAGCTCTCGAACGAACTCCCGGACTTCCACGCCAGGGCTTTCGCCGAGGCCGTCGCCGACACGGCTTTCGTCGGTCGTGACCACGGTGGCGCGACTTCGGGCCGGGACGATCATGCTCAGACCCACGAAACACCCGCCTCATTTGCCCCAGGAGTCACGAACCGGAGGGTTCCGGAGTCTCTGGATCGACCGGCAGTTTCGTCACGGTTTTCGTCAGAGGATTTCGCGCGGCTCGTCGGCGACCTCGAGCGGGCGCTGAACGTCAAGCCGGAGAGCATCGGCGAGACGACCGGCGACCAGTGGTTCGTGGACGAGTTCACCGTGGACTGCTCGACGCACACGCTGCTGCGCGTCCTGGCGCGCGGCCTGCTCGCCACGGGCTGGCGCCCGCCGCTGCCGGACGGCGGGCAGGACCTCGCCGAGCAGGTCGCCCGCGAGATCCGGAACAAGCTCGACTGGCACCAGTGGCCCGGCTGCGACTGGACCAACGCGTCGCTCTCGGACATCACCGACGTCGCCCTCGCCGCCGTGATGCCGTTCCTCGACGAGCCGCCGGTGCCCCGGGTGTTCTTCCCCGGCGACACCGTGCCCGCCGGGATGGCCGTCCAGGGGGACGCGGGAGACGTGCACCGCTCGACCGCCAGCTGGCCCCTGGACGAGGCAGCTGGTTGGGATCGGCCAGCGGTCGAGATCCGGTCGCTGACCGAAGCCGAGTGGCAGGCCGCCGTCGAGCGGGCCCGCGCCGAACGCGACCAGTCCACAGTGGAGCCGGAGCACGCCGACGACTGCCAGGGCTGCGACGGCCCCGGCATCGTCCCGTGCGCCGCCGACAGGGTCATCGGGAACACCGCGTTCCGCAACGGCCAGCCGATCAAAGACCTGGAGGCCGGCCGTGGCTGACCGGAAGTGCCCGCGCGGCTGCGTCGACACCGACCCCGACGGCGGCTGCAAAGCGTCCATCGCGATCCCGTGCCCGCTCGGGAACTGGTCCGAGCGGGAGCCGTACCACGTCACCGCCGGGATCTGCCGTGACTGCCGAGTCGACCTCGACCAGTGCTACTGCGGAGAGGAGTGAGTCCGTGAAGATCCCCAACCGCCAACCGGTCGGAGACTTCCGCGCATGGCTCGCGTGGCGCCTCCGTGTCTGGGCTGGACGCCTTGAACCCGAACGCCCGCACGTGATGGGCCCTTTCCCCGGATATGACGGGCGACTCGCGTGGATGGCGATGCAGGGGCACACCTCCCTTGCCGGGTTCGAAACGGTGCCTACAGGGCGACAGAAGCCGCTGCCGAGAACCGATCCAACCAAGCGGGATGAGGCGCTGCTGAAGGAACTCTTTCCTGAGCGCACGGAAGGAGCGAACCCGTGACCGACCAGATCGAAACCGCCGGCGCCCGCGACGCCGTGATCGACCTCGCCGCCCGCGTCGTGCACGAAGTGGTGTCGAAAGAACTCGGCCTCACGCGCGGCTACGAGCCCGCGGTCACCGACGTCGTCGCCGCCCGGGAGCTCGCGCGTCGTGGCCTGCTCGTGCCGGTCGAGCTCTGGGACGACCGGGCACGCGAGGCGACACCGCTGTTGCGGCACGCCGCCGCACTCGCCGCACGATCCGGGAAGACGCGCACCTCGCTGTGGCTGACCGCGTGCGCGACGCTGCCGCCCGCCGAGTGGCCGCCCGCACCCGCGTACAAGGGCCCCGTGGTTCCGGCCGCCAAGCACGAGCAGGTGACCGCCATGGTCGCCGAGACGGTCCGGATCCTCCGCGAAGCCGGGGCCATCTACGGCGAGGGTCTGCCCGCGCGAGTCCGGAACCTCATCGCCGAACGGGACGAGCTGCGCACCAGGGTCGAGGAGCTGACCGACTTCGCTGGTGAGCAGGCGAATGCGCGTCGTGAGTCCGACCGTATTCGAAACGCCGCTGCCCGCGAAGCTGCCGACCTTCGCGACGAACGCGACACCGCAGTCGCGCAGCTGGCCGAGAAGGCCGAGTACGCGGGTGAGAAGGCGCGCGAGGGCGACGTCCTCAGCCTGCAGGTTGCCGAACTCACCGCCGAGCGGGACCAGCTGCAGGCCCGCATCGACGCGGCCAAGCTGACATGGGCTGCAGCCGCCGCGATCGCCGACGTGGGCGCGGCCGAGAACCCGGCTCGGTGGGAGACCGGGAAGGCCGCGATCCAGGACTTCGGCCGCGCACTCCAGATCGACCAGCCCGCCGAGCCGACGCCGGACGGCCGTTGCCCGAACACTCCGCCGTGCGAGCACCCCGCGATGATCCACGACGTCTCTGGCGACCCCGAAGACCCGAAGCCGATGTGCTGCGCCGACGGCTGCGCGTGCGGCCAGCCCACCCCGCCGTCCGTTGTGGACAGTGGCGAAGAAGTGGCGAGCCAGCCGTTTCGCAGTGGCGGCCAGATCTTCCCGCCCGGCGGACGGCGCGACGACACCGTCGCGTTCAGGCTCCCGCCGCCCGCGCCGTTCGTGCCCGCCGCCGACGCCTTCCCCGAGGTGATCGATGGCTGACACACGCCTTGCCAGGCCACAGGAAACTCGCGATGTTCCGACCGGCAACGGGCAGCTGCACTGCATCACAAAGGACCCCCGCGAGCCCGCCGCCCCGGAATTCCTGGAGATCTGCGACGACACCCCGGTCCACCTCGTCTGCTCCAGGTACTGCCCGGACGAGTGCGGCGGGCATCTCATCTGCGACCCGTGCTTCCGGTTGGGGATCGAGCGCGGCCTGATTCGGGAGGTGCCGAAGTGACCCTCGACCCCGGCCAGCCCACCCGCGAAGTCGACCTCGCGCACGTCGACGAGTTCTTCCTCGCCGGTGCCGCGGTTCTCGCCCTCGGCCTCACGCTGATCGCCCTCGGCTGGACGAGCGCGCTCGCGCTCGCCATGGCCGCCCTCTGCCTCGCCTGCCCCAACGACCTGGAGCCACCGCAATGACCGAAGCCATCCCCTTCGCCGGGCTCGGCCCGCATCCCGAGTTCCCCGACCAGCTGATCAAGGACACCCAGCTGCGCGGCGGCCTCCGGCACGTTCAGCTCGGCGAGGACGCCGAAACGTGGGTGTTCCTCGGCCACCCCTACCACCGCGACGTGCTCGCCGCGATCGAAACCATCGCCCGCGAAGACGGTCTCGGCTGGGACGCCGACGACATCCCGGACCGGAGCGACCTCGACTACACCTACGCCCGGCACTTCGACGCCTGCCCCGACCACACCACCCACGACGACGAATGCGGCGCCTGCCTCACCGTTCGCTCTCTGGAGGCCGGAGGCTGGTGGCTCGACTGGTCCGGTGGCGGCGAGGACGGCAAAGCACACAAGGGAAAGCCGGGCTACTTCCCGGTCGTGATCTGGGATGTGGAGGGCTGATGCGCGCGCTCGGCATCGATCCGTCGCTCACCGGCACCGGTGTGGCCGCGCTCGACACCAGCTACCTCGACAACGGCAACCCGCTCTACCGCGTCCAGACCATCAAGTCCGTGGGGCACAAGGGTGACAGCCTCCGCGCCCGCAACGACCGGCTCCGCCGCATCGTCGACCGCGTCACCCAGCTCGCGTTGAACGCCGACCTCGTGATCATCGAGGCACCCGCGTTCTCGAAGAACGCCGCCGGAACATGGGACCGCGCAGGGCTGTGGTGGTCCATCGTGGACACCCTGCTCCTCGACCACCACCACGTCGCGATGGCACCACCGAACGTCGTGAAGAAGTTCGCCGCGAACAAAGGCAACGCGGGCAAGGACCTCGTCGCCGTCGGCATGGCCCGGCTGTGGGGCGAGGAATGCCAGTGCGCCAACGACAACGAATGGGACGCCCTCACCCTCGCCACGATGGCCGGGCAACGGCTCGGCATCCCCGGCGTCCCGTCGCGCGCCCACCACACCGCCGCGCTCGGCGGCGTCGCCTGGGACACCGAAAGGGAAGCAGCATGAGGAAGACCTGCAGCCGATGCCTCGGCGAAGGCAAGATCGCGAACACCGACGACGGCGAACCCTGGTCCGCCTGGGCGACCCTGCCGCCCGGCTCCGACCTCGCCGTCCGGATGGGATTCGTCCGCCCGATCGACTGCCCGGACTGCGAGGGCCACGGCTCCGTGGCCGTCGAGCCGAAGCCGCTGACCGCCCGCGAACAGCTCGACGCCTACGCCGCCAAGTCCATGCCGAGCCACACCGACACCGGCGTCGACGACACGGCAGGCACGTACTTCCCCGAAGTGTTCACCGCGCTCCGCGCCGTCCTCGACTTGCACGCCGACGACGCGGGCGACTGCCGCGAGTGCGGGGTCGACGCCCACGAGGAGCCGATCCCGTGGCCGTGCAAGACCGTCACCGCCATCACGACCGCGCTGGAGGACTCGTGACCGCGCCGACCGTCGCCTGCCCGCGCTGCCAACGAGTCAGCTGCATCTGCGCCAAGACCACCACGACCACGACCGGAGGCAGCAAATGAGCAACCCGACCGTGATCCACCCGCACGACCGGCCTGACGACCTGGCCATCCTCATGCCGACCTCCGGCTACACCGTGCAGTACGTCGATGGCGAACGCGGCGAGGTCACCCACCTTGACCGCGTCGCCCCCGAGTCCCTCGCCCGCACCGGCCGCCGCGAACTCCGGCTCATGGAGACCCTGCTCAAGGAAGCCCTCGCGAACGTTCAGGACGCGTGGCTGATCAAGGAGGGTGGACAGTGAGCAACGAGTACCACGGCCGCTACCTCACCCCGCCCGGCGGCTGGACGCTCGGCCCCGCCGAGGAACCGCCGGCGTCGATCCCCGCCCGCCCCTACGCCGACGAGACGAACTCCCAGCCTGGGAGAAACTTGGAGCAACTGGGAGTTGAGCCCAACCCGCTGGTGCGCAATCGTCCACCGGAGCCGGTCGTCGATTTCAGCAAGCCAGGGTTCGGGCTCGTCAGCATTGAGGAAGCTCGAAGCTGGGGGATCGAGCCACCGCCCGCCGTCGTGCTGGCCGACCAGCTGGCCCGGCTCGGCGCCCGGCTCGACGACGCCGACTTCACCGCGGCCGCCGACAGCGTCCGGCCAGAACTCGCGGCCGCGATCCGGGCCGCCGCCGAGGAAAGCGCCATCGAGGTCATAGCCACCACAGCGCCCCCGCGCGCCGAGCCGGTCACGCTCGACGACATCGTCGAGATGATGAACCGGATCAGCCTCGACACCTGCCCGATGACGGAGCGGATCAAGCTCACCCGCGAGCAGATGGACGCGCTGCCGAAAGCGTGGCCGCCTCGGTACACCAACGGCATGATCGTCAACCTGTTCGACGTGCCGGTCGAGCTGGTCGAGACCGTCGAAGAATCCACGCCCTACCAGTGGCAGCACGCCCAGCCGGGCCCGCTCAGGTTCGACCGCGACCTGTCCGACGACGAACTCGCCGAGCTGCGCCGCCGGTTCGAGGAGGCGTGCACGGACACCCGCCTGCGAGTGGTGGTCGACCCGCCCGTCATAAGTCGACGGACGATCGTCGAAAAACGACCGTCGATCGTCGGGCGGATCTGGCACGTCCTCAGGCGGTGGGGCCGATGACCACGACGCCGGAACTCACCAGCGGCGCCGTCGTTACCGCCGTGCTCGTCGCGCTGACGCTCCTTGCGCTGATCGCCTTCATCTACCGGGAGCGTGCCAAATGACGGACGACCGATTCGATCACTGCCTGGTGTGCGAGAAGCCGTCAACCCGCTACGGCTGTTCGGACTGCCGGAACCGCGTCGGCCAGATGCTACGAGACCTCGAGCTGTACACCACGGAGTTCCTGCCGCTGATGACCCAGCCCGCCCGCGGCCAGACCGGACGCATGTCCCCGGGCTACGGCTCCCGCTCGCCGGCGCGCGACGACGTCCTGACCGCGCTGGATCCGCGGTCCCGGCCGGGTGATGTTGACGAGGACGGCGAGGCGATTCTCCGTTCGCCGGATGATGCGGGGTCGTGGCCGCGGTCGTTGACGTCGTCGGCGGTGACGATCGCGAAGTGGATCGCGGAGGAGCGGGACGAACTCCGACCAAGATCGTTTGGCGGGGCGTTGGACTACATCCGCAACCTCCTGTGGTGGTTAGCCGGACGCTCGGATTTCGACGAGCTGTTCGACGACGTCGCCGAGCTCCACCGGCAGGCCCGCGAACTGTCCGGCGACCGACCCCAGAAGCCGTTGGGGGAGTGCCTGAACGTCACCTGCGACGGCACCGTCCGGTGGGGCGGGCCCGGGAAACCGGCGCAGTGTGGGGTGTGCCGCAGGACGTACGACGGCCTGGATTGGGTGAGGTTGGCCGTCGCGAACAACTTGGAGGTCGCGTGATGAGCTGCAGCGTGGACGGTTGCGCCCAGAAGCACCGGTGCAAGGGCTACTGCGCGGTCCACTACGAGCGGGTGCGCAAGACCGGCAGCGTCGCGGACCCGCCGTCGCCGAAGGACGGCTGCTCGATCGATGGATGCAAGCGTCCGCACCGCGCGCGCGGCTGGTGCGCCCTGCACTACTACCGCTGGAAGCGCCTCGGCGACGCCAACTGGCAGCCGACCCAGCGCACAGACATCACCTACTCGGCTGCGCATCTCCGCGTGATCGCCGCGCGCGGCCGCGCCGACGCGCATGCGTGCCTCGACTGCGGAAGCCCGGCGGCCGAGTGGTCCTACACCCACCGTGACCCGAACGAGCTGTACGCGCCCGACGGCAGGCCCTACAGCCTCGACATCCAGCAGTACGAACCCCGGTGCCGGAATTGCCACCGCAACCTCGATGCCGCGAAGACGCCGGAGTGCTCGAAGGACGCCTGCACTGATCCGGCGAAGGCGCGCGGCCTTTGCAACAAGCACTACCAGCGGGCGCGCCTTTCCCGCGTGACGGCGGTGCTGTGAACCGCGTCCCCGCCAAGCTCGTCCTCCACCTGCTCAACCAGGAGGCCGACAAGCGCGGCGATGACCGGCTCCGTCTGAAGTCCGCGACGTTGCGTTCGTGGGTCCACCGGCGACACATCACCCGAGGGAGTGGCGGCTACGACCTCGCGGAGATCCTCCGCTACCTGGAACAGCGGGACCGGCGCGCGGACACCGTGTCCGCGGAGCGCGACCGTGCCGCACCTCCCGAACCCGGCCAGACATGGCCAGCCGAATCCTGAAAGGAAAGCCATGCCCATCCGTTACTTCACCGAGCGACCGCCGATCATCCAAGGGCTCGAATGGACCGGCAGCAACTTCCCCGAAGTAGCAGCTTTCGCGAGCTACTGGGGCTTCACCGCCGTCGACAACGGCGATGGCACTATCACCACCTCCGGCCCGATCTGCAACGGCACAAATCTCGCCGCCGGCGCCTGGCTGATCCCCAACCGCGCGAACGCCCAGACCGCAGCCGACGTGCAGAACCAATTTCAGGAACTCCCGACGGACGGCCCATTCGAGTACACGCTCACCGAGGAGACGACCAACCCCATGACCGGCTACGTACGCAAGTCGACCACGTTCGACGAACTGCATCTGACCCCCTCGACGACACCGCAGGAGGTCCGCGCCTTCTTCGGCGAGTCCTACGACTCGATCCGGTTCTCGCTCAACTTCGTCGGCCGGGATGAGGCCGGAAACTTCGTCGTCATCCTGAACGGTCGCGAGATCCCCGGCGACGGACAGGAAGAGGTGTACGGCAATCCTGGCGGATTTTTCCGCGTCGAGCGCCGGGGCGACGGCAAGACCGTCGGTCTCACGTGGGCACCTGAGGCGCTCGCCGCGGACCCGCTGTTCGAGCAGGCATGACGACGCCGTCCTGCCGTCCTGCCGTCTGGACCCTTCGGAATAGGTGAGGGGAGACACCCTACGGAAGGACACGCCATGCAGCTCGAACACGAACTCGAACTGATCGCCACCATCGAACGGATCACCCAGGCCGACACGGATCGCGACCTCGAAGGCGTCGACCGTACCGACCCGATCGCGGTCAGCGATGCGCTCGGCCACGGCGAACGGTTCCGTGACGCCGGCGTCGTGTACGCCCGGTTCGTCGCTGGTGCCTGGCACGCGGTGTAGCCCGCATGACGAAGGCCCCGGCGTGATGCCGGGGCCTTCTGCCGGGGCAGAGCCCGGGTGTTGCAGACGGTTCGAGCCTAGTTCATACGGCCGCGTGCCTCCAAAATGTTGGCCTCACGCGCTTCCTGGTCCTCGGTGTCCGAGCCGTACGCCCGCCTCTCGATGGTCTCCTCGACCACCTCGTCCAGCTCACGATCCAACTGGGCGGCCGGTTTCCCATACTCAGGATTCCGAGAGAACGGGAACAGCTCAGTGCTTCAACCTTGCTGGATACGGTCCGCGACACCGGTGATCGCCTCGCCGAGCGCGCCGATCGCTTGCATGACCTGATCCGCCAGAGACTCGACCTGACCAGCCGCCCCCTGAATCTCCGACAGCCCGGCGTGGTTGCCGAGCAACATTGCGGCCATCTGAACTTTCCCCTCCACGTCGGCCTTAAGCTCCGCCAGCATGCTTCTCGCATGTTCCAAGCTGGCGAGGTTGCGCAGTTCCGCGGCCTTCTCCTGGATGGACACTGTTCCTCCTGTTGTTGCGGGCGGCCATTCGTCGCCTGCCGGGTGTTTCTGGCCGATGGCTTCGTCCCGTGCGGGTTCGCGGTCTCCGTCGTCCCGCCAGCTGCTGAGCGCGTTTGTCAGCAGCTGCTCTACGGCGTCGCCGGGGACGTCGAGGTTGCCGCCGTCGCCAAGAAGGGACAGCAAAACGTCGTCGTACTCGACCTCACCGAGCGTGTTCAGGAACTGGTCGACGTCGTCGATCTCCCCATCATCGGGGTCGCGTGAAGGCATGGTGCATCCAATGTGGAGAGTCGGCGAACGCCGCGAATGATCCTGACGGGATCGGAGCCATCGTCAGCGGGGTCTCGATTCCCCGGACACCGCGCGGGGGAGGGGCGCGCGGTGTTTCGGCTCAGCGGTTGGGGGTCGCCTCGTCGGGCGGTTCGTTCATCACGCGCCAGAGTGCGACGTCCTCTTCGGACGCACCGTGCACGTCGAGGTCGTCACAGTCTCCGGTGCAGTGGTACCGCAACCAGGTCTCCCGGTCCTCTGCGTTGAGCACACCGATCAGCGCTTCCACCTCTCGGCAGCCGAGTCCGCTGACGATGCCTTCGGCGAGGTAGCCGTCCGCGAACACCTCGCGGAACACGACCAGCGCCTCGGCCGCCGCGCACGTCTTGCACAGCGGGCCGCCGAACTCGTCGGCCGGGAGGCGATCGTGGGCCTCGGTGACCAGCTCGCGGACCGCGTCGAGCGGGTCGTCATCCTCGGCGGCGGTGGGAGTCTCCTCGGGCGCGTCGAGTGCGAGCAGCGCCTCGCCGAGCCGGTCGGCCAGGGGAGCGGGTTCGAGGCTGCGCACCGCATCGCTGCCCGTGGCGGGCACCTGCGTCCTGGCCGTGTACGAGCGGAGGCTGGTGTACAGCTGCCCCGCCTCGGACTGCAACCACGCCTCGGCGGCGGCCTCGTCGTCGAAGTACCGGGTGAACACGCGCGGTTCGTCCCACTCGTCGAACTCGGTCGGGACCTTCTGCACGAACTCCAGGGCGTACTGAGCGTCCCGGATGATCGCGTGGTCGGGGAAGGCGTCGATGGTGCCGTCCTCGAACTCGACGCGGGTGTAGCCCTCGCCTCCGCTGGGGCCGAGCACGGTGACCCGGCTCTGGGCCGAGTCGAGCAGGTAGCGGATGTCGATCGTGGCGTCGGACAAAGTACTTCCCCTGTCTGGTGTGGATGGTGGGTGAGGGCCGTTCAAGATCAACGCCACTGGGCGACACCCGCACCACAACACCGACAACCCTTCCCGTGCGCCGCGCCAGCACGACCCGACTTCTCCCTGAGCAACCCGAGATACCGCGACCACTGGTCCAGTGCCTGGCCGTGCAGCCGGTCCCGCAACACCCGAACCGCGATCGCCGTGCGCGGCGCCTCAACGTCCAGCAGCAACGCGAACTCCAGAAGACGGCCGAGCATCAGCGCGTCGTCGCCCTCGATGCCACGCTCGACGTCCTCGGCGATCGCGTGGCCGTGCAGCTCCTCCAAGGCGGTGGCGCGGATGTCCTCCAGTTCGTGGATTCGGTGAGCGGACCAGCCTTCGCGCTGGGCCATGGCGATCTCGCCGACCAGCGCGGCGGCACGGTGAGTGAGGACGTAGAGGTCGAGTGTGGACATAGTGGATCTCCAATCGAAATATCTTGCGCGGAAGGTACTTCCGGTCGGGTCGGTGTCGACCAAGATCGACACCGACCAAGATCGACAACTCAGGCGGCGGTCACGAGCTGGGCGGCGATGCGGTGGTAGCAGGTGCTGACGCCCCGCAGCCCGGCCTTGCAGGTGCAGGCCTGCGCGGCGGTCAGGTACCGGTCGGTGCCGTTGGAGGCCACGACCTCGAACACACGGTTCCGGCCGTTGCGCCGGAGGACCAGGCCGCCGTCGGCGATCAGCTCGACCGCCTTCTCGACCTGGGCGGGCTTGTGGGCGGCGACCTTCGCGGCGGCGGCGATCCGGGCGCCGCAGGTGCGGCCGTAGCCGCGGGCGATGGAGGCGGCGGAGCGGAGGGTCCGACCGCAGCGGGTGCACCGGGTGGTGGTGGTGCTGGTCATCGGGGCCTCCGTCTTTCGGTGTGTAGATACACGATAGCAAGGATGTGTAGATACACGCAAGAGGCGTGAATGTATCTACATGGTTACGGCCTGGGTGATGCCCCCGGCCGAAGCCGGGGGCGAGGTGATCAGTGGCCGTAGTGGCCGAGGAAGTGCTCCATGGAGCCGAACTCCTTGGCGATCCGGGCGACCACCTTGTCCCTTGGGGCGTGGGCGGCGCCGACGATTCCCATGTCCCGGACCAGGACGTCCCGCATGTCGTCCAGTGCGGCGGTGGTGATCTCGGGGGTGGTGGTCTGCTCGGTCATTTCGTCTCCCTCACTCTGTGCTCCGTGTAGATACACAGTAGCATCGCAGTGTAGATACACGCAAGAGGGAATGTAGATACACGGCAAAACCCCTGCTAGCCTCCGTGTGCGTACACAGGAGGAGCCATGACCAAGGACACCCACACCCGCGCGATCCCCATCCGGATCCCGCCCGAACGCTGGAAACGCTTCGAGGAAACCGCCGGTGCCCGCAACCGCTCCGCGGTGATCAACAACTTCATCGCCTGGCACAACCGCGAACCCGGCGCCGAGTTTCCCGAACGCCCGCCGGCGCCGCCCGTGGAGGACGGCGGCGCCGATTGATCTTGTGGGTGTCGATCTTGAACGACACCTAATCGATCTTGAACGGATGATCTTGAACGACAGGAGACCGACCATGCCCGACCTCGACGACCCGCACGTGGCACTCGACTTCAGCGCCGCGGGTAAGGGGATGGAAACGTGAGGCCGGAACGTCGCAGCTTCAAGAATGTCAGGAAGTCGACGTGGGCGATCTTGGTCACCGTCGCCTTCGTGCTGGGAGTGATCTGGCTCCTGCATCGATGGCTCAACGTCAACGACTGGGCTGGGTTGGGACAATGGTTCGGTGGGCTCGGCGCACTGGTTGCTGCGTGGGTGGCACTTCGAATTGCCAGTGATGAGCGGCGACGCGAACGAAGCCAGGAGATTGAGCGGCTTAAAGTGCAAGCCTTCTACGTCACCAGTATCGTCACTGGAGGTACCTACGAGGGAGTGAAGGTAGTAATTCGAAATGCCTCAACTGAGCCGGTCGTAAATGTTTCGATCATTACGTTTCATCTCCGTACCAACACGCAGACCGTACTCGAAGAATGGGTGCCGAATGAAGTAATTCGACTCGTGCTGCTGCCCGAGGAAAAATGGAATTGCTTGTTGAATTCCCCGAGGTTGGACCTCCCAGTCCTCGATGAGGTGAGTCGGCTGACCTCGCTGGCGCCTCAGGCTGAGATCGAGTTCGAAGATCTCAACGGCACCGTCTGGCGACGTATCGGGGATCAGCCGCCGTTCGTGCACAAGTCCGCGTGACGATGGCGCACACTGTCCACATGAACCAGCCGACGAACCGGCCGTTCGCCCTCGGCGGCCTGATCACCAACACCAGTGTCGACGCCGACCACCCGCCACCCGGGCTCGACTTCAGCTGTACCCAGTACATCCCCGAGCGCGACGGCGCGCTGAAGAACGCCGAGCAGACCACGCAGTTCCGGCCCCTGCTCGAAGCGATCAACCGCGTCGCCCACGACCGGCCATGACGCGACGAGAGCGCTTCGAGACCGGCCAGCGCTTCCGCAGCGTCTTCGGCGGGATCCTCACCATCACGGCCGACTGGCACTATCCGCCCACCGTGGAGGAGAAGGTCCAGGCCGACGCGAAGGGGCTGCTGTTCTACACGGTGACCTATGAGGACGGCCATCAAGGAGTCCTCGAACACGGCGTCATCGAGAACACCTGCACGCCCCTGCCAGGCGACGCGGGCCCGTGACAGGCACCTGGTGATTGCCCCTGATCAACAGCTGTGCAACGCTATTCCCAGGCGTGAGCTATGCCCGCCCCACGATCACCAACAAATAGCGCCGTAACCCGGGATCGGCTCCGGGACCGCGACCCCGCCAGGCCACCTGCCCGGCGGGGTCGCCTCATTCCCGGGACTGCCCGACGGAGCCGGGTAGCGCCGTCGGTCCAGGCCCGTTCACAGGCAGGACGCGGGCGGCACACCTTCGACATCGACCGAGCGAGGTGCGAGCCGCCATGCCCATGCCCACGAGCAACAGCCCCGTGATCGAGGACATCGACGAGTTCGCCCGCCTGGCCGGGCTGCACCTGGACGAACAGCAGGCCGCGGTACTCCGGGAAGCGCTGCGCATCGACCCCGAGACGGGTAAATGGCAGTGCCCCACGTGGACACCGCCGACCCCGGGCCAGACAGACGACCTCGTCGCCACGCGCGTGCTCCTCGGCTTCCTGATCCTCGACGAGAACGTCATGTGGTCCGCACAGCACCGGGCCACGCTCCTCGACGCCTTCCACCGCCTGGTGAACTGCATCAACAGGTTGGGCACGGCCAACGGGCCGAGCGAGTTCGACCTCGGCCACAACATCAGGATCAAGGCCCGGCGGACCAACGGCGAAGAGCAGCTCGAACGCCTCGACACCGGCACACGGATCCGGTTCATCAGCCGCCGCTACCGCGGTGCCGGGCGTGGCTGCCGCGCCGACCTCCTGATCATCGACGACCCGGACTTCCGACGGCGGGAGCAAGACCTCGCGCCGGCGACGGCGTCGCGACCGAACCCGCAGATCGTCATCGTCGAGTAGGACCGCCCGATGGCAGGCAGCGGCAGCAGCACCGACCGCGGCTACGGCTACCGACACCGACGCCTCCGCGCCGAACTCCAGCAGCTCATCGACGCCGGGGGAGTCAACTGCTGGAGGTGCCGCCAACCCATCCACCCCGGTACCCCCTGGGACCTGGGCCACGACGACGACGATCGCAGCATCTACCGAGGACCAGAGCACCAAGGCTGCAACCGAGGATCAGCAGCGATCCGAGGCAACCGCGCCCGCGCCCGTACACAGAACTCGCGCGACTGGCTGAGCTAACGGGGAAACCCGGGGGACAGCACCACACCCCGGCCCCACCCGGGCCAGGCACACCAGACCTCGACAGCGACCAAGGCAGCGCGGCACCCGGCACGGGGCACACCGGGCAGCCCCACCCCCGACGCCCCACCCCACCCACCACCCCCACACCAGGTAGCCAGCACGGCAGGCACCCGAGGCCATCGGTCACCTCAACCAACACACCGCGAAGATCACAACACGACGCGGTGACCAGCACAAACACGATCCACTCACCCCGCCAGGGCCCGGGGGGAGGGGGCACCACGGGCGCGCGGCCCCCCAGAGACCCCGAGCCCTTAGTCGACTTTTTTCTCCCGGCAAAAGTCTTAAGCCAGCAAGCCAGGAGGCCAGCGGGGAGGTGCGGTCATGGAGCGCACCTGCGAGCAGTGCGGCGAGACGATCCCGCCGCAGCAGGGGTCGGCGCGGCCGCGGAAGTTCTGCACGACGTGCCGGCCGCCGAGGAACCGTCCGAACCCTCGGGTGATCGACCTGAAGGCGTCGCCGGAGGCTCCGGAGGCGCCGCGGCGGCCCGTGAGTGGCCTGGTGGCGTCCTACCGGCGCCAGTTGGAGACCGTGGAGCGTCTGGACACGCCGGAAGGCGCGCACGTGATGCATCTGGCCGAGCTTTTCGTCTCCGGGAACCACACGGCGGCCGGTGCGGCGTCGCTGTCGAAGGAGTTGCGGGCGGCGATGGAGGAGGCGGTGAAGGGCGCGCCGAAGCAGGCTGACCGGCTCGACGAGCTGGCGGCGCGGCGGGTGCAGAAGGCATCGGGCGCGTGATCGACCCGGCGTACTTCTGGGTGCCGCCGAGGCTCGGTTCGTACGGTGACGAGGCGATCGACCTTGCTGCCGAGGCTGGGCGGGAGCTGGATCCGGAGCAGGAGCGCGCGGTTGACGCGATGTTGTCCTTCGGGCCGGGCGGGAACTGGGCGGCGCTGGAGTCGGCGATCGTCGAGGCCCGCCAGAACGGCAAGACCGACGGCGTGCTGTTACCGGTGGTGCTGTTCGACCTGTTCCTGATGCGGCCGGACCGGATCGTCTGGACGGCGCACAGGTTCCGGACTGCGCGGGATTCGTTCGACGCGATCTGCACCTGCATCGAGACGACGTCGATCCTGTCGAGCCGGGTCAAGAAGATCTCCTACTCACACGGCGAAGAGGCGATCGAGCTGCACAACGGGGCGCTGCTGGAGTTCCTGGCACGGAGCCAGGGCGGCGGCCGCGGCCTGAAGGGGAAACGGGTCGTCATGGACGAGGCGCTGATCCTGAGCGCCGACTCGATGGGCACCCTGATGCCGACGCTGTCGACCCGGTCGGACGCTCAGATCAGCTACGGGTCGAGCGCGGGCAAGGAAACCTCGACGCACCTGCACAACCTGAAGGTCCGCGGGCGCGCCGGCGGCGATCCGTCGCTGGTGTGGGTGGAGTTCTGCGCGCCGCACGGCTGGGAGGACCCTCCGTGTGCATTGGGGAAGAAGTGCCCGCACACCGTCGGCACCCTCGATTGTGCGCTGGACAACGAAGAGTTCTGGGCGCAGGCGAACCACACGCTCGGCAAGCGGATCACCCACGACTACGTGAGGGCCGAGCGGCGGGCTCTCCCGCCGAGGGAGTTCGGTCGGGAGCGGTTGGGGTGGCACGAGTCGCTCGTCGGCGGCACGAAGCCGATCAGCGACAAGCAGTGGACGGACCTGATCGACATCAAGTCGAGCCCGGTCGACCCGGTGGCGATTGGGATCGAGGTCAACAACGATCGCTCCAGCTCGGCGATCAGCGTGGTCGGGCGCCGCGACGACGGGCTCCTTCATCTGGAGGTCATCAAGTCGGCGCCGGGCGTGTCGTGGGTCCCTGGCGACGTGGTCACGTTGAAGGAAAAGTGGAACCCCTGCGTGTTCGTGATCGACGACCGCAGCGAGGCAGCGTCGCTGCTGCCGGACCTCAAGGAGCTGGGCTTCAAGGTCCGCGATCGGGATCCGGAGAAAGAGCCCGAGCCGGACGAACTCATCGTCACGACCTGGGCGAGCGACCTCGCCAGGGCGTGCGGATCGCTCTACGACGCCGTGACGGACACGAAGACCGCGCGGCACCTGAACCAGCCGGAGCTGAACGACTCGGTGAAGGGCGCGGCGTGGCGACCGCTGGGGGACGCGCGGGCCTGGTCCCGCAAGAACGCGCTGACGAATCCGGCGCCGTTGATCTCGGTGACGTTGGCGCTGCACGGGTTTCTGACCTACGGGCCGCCGCCGGCCACACAGGAGTTCTTCGGAGCCTGGCGATAGGAGACGAGATGACAGCCATCCTCGACCGGGTGCCCGTCGACGAGATCACCGCGGAGGCGCGGCAGATCCAGTTCGGCAAGACGGTGCTGCTCGGCGTCGCCGCAGTCCTGTTCGGACTGGGCTGGGTCGTCGGGAAGACGTTCGTGGTGCTGTGGCGGGCGTTCGCATGGTCTGCGACCGCGGTGAAGGTCGGTTGGCGTGAGGCGCAGGGCTCGCGCCGGTCTGGCGGCAGTGCCTGATGGGGCTGCTCGACAAGATCGACGACGCGCGCGGCGCGCGGCGCAAGGACTGGGCGGGTGAGCCGCCCTTTTGGGAGCTGGACGCCGCCCGCTACGGGCTGTACGGCTCGACGTCGCCGACCCGCGAGCGGATCGAGAACGACTACGAGTCTTACGTTTCGGGCGCCTACAAGGGCAATGGTGTGGTGTTCGCCGCGATCGATCGCCGCCAGCAGGTGTTTTCGCAGGCGTCGTTCGCGTGGCGCCGGAAGGTGAACGGCCGCCCGGGTGATCTGTTCGGGTCGCCGGAACTCGGCCTTCTGGAGAATCCGTGGCCGAACGGGACGACCGGGGAACTGCTGGCGCACATGGAGCAGGACGCGTCGCTCGCCGGGCAGTTCTACGCGACCACTGTGGACGATGCGGGGCACATCGGCCGGAACGCCACCGGTCCAGGGCGCCGGATTTCCCGGATGCGGCCGGATTGGGTGACGCTGGTCATCGACGCTCCGTCCGGGAACCCGTACAACGTGGACGCTCGCGTCGTGGGGTTTCTTTATGAGCCGCGGGTTTCCGGCGGCGGGTACTCGGACCCGTTGCTGCTGTTGCCGGGCGAGGTGTGCCACTACTCGCCGACGCCGGACCCGGTCGCCCGGTTCCGTGGCATGTCGTGGCTGACCCCGGTGATCCGGGAGATCATGGCCGACAACGCGGCCACCAAGCACAAGCTGAAGTACTTCGAGAACGGCGCCACGCCGGGCATGGTGGTGTCCGGCATCCCTGCGGTGAGCAAGACCCAGTTCGACGAGATCGTCGACATGATGGAGGCGCGGCACCGCGGTGCCGGGAACGCCTACAAGACGCTGTACCTGACGGCGGGTGCGGACGCGAAGGCCCTCGGTTCCGACCTGCGCCAGTTGGACTTCAAAGTCACGCAGGGCGCCGGTGAAACCCGGTTGGCGACTGCGGCGGGCATCCCGGCGAGCATCCTCGGGATCTCCGAGGGGTTGCAGGGTTCCAGCCTGAACGCGGGCAACTTCGGGGCGGCGCGGCGCCTGTTCGTCGACTCGACGATGCGGGACCTGTGGTCGAAGGCGGCGCCGTCCCTCCAGACCCTGGTGACTCCGCCGCAGGGCGCGGGCCTCTGGTACGACGCGCGGGACATCCCGTTCCTGCGCGAGGACGCGAAAGACGACGCCGAGATCCGCGCGCAGGACGCGCTCGCCCTGCGGACGCTGCTGGACGCGGGATACGAGCCCGACGCGGCGATCCAGTACCTGATCACCGGCGATCTGAACGTCCTTACCGGACGGCACAGCGGTTTGTTCAGCGTCCAGCTTCAGGCGCCTGGTCAAGGAATGCCGACGTTGCCTGCGGCATCGAACGGAAGGGTGAGCGATGCATAAGAACCTGTCCCGGGTCCAGATCAAGTCGGCGGACAAAGGGCAGGTCTCGGCCGTGTTCGCCACGTTCAACGTGGTCGACAAGGACGGCGACGTCACGCTGCCCGGTGCGTTCGAGGACGGCGCCGAAGTCCTGATCTCCTCGTACCAGCACACGTCGTGGCAGGGCGCGCTCCCGGTCGGGAAGGGCGTCATCCGCACCACGGACAAGGAAGCCATCCTCGAAGGCCAGTTCTTCATGGACACCACCGCCGGGCGCGACACCTTCGAGGTGGTCAAGCAAATCGGTGCCCGTCAGGAGTGGTCGTACGGATTCGACGTCATCGACGCCGAGTCCGGCATGTTCGACGGCCAAGACGTGATGCTCCTGAAAAAGCTGAAGACGCACGAGGTTTCGCCGGTCCTGGTCGGCGCCGGCGTGAACACCCGAACCCTGGCAGTGAAATCCCAGAAGGAGGCGGCGCGCGTGAACCCTGCGACCGCATACAACGCAGCGATCCGTCCCCACGAGACTCGCGTCACCACCAAGCGGTGGAACGGCGCGGAGGTCGTCGCTGAACTCCCCGGCGACGCGACGATCGACGATCTGCGGGCGGTCCACGCCTATGTGGATCCGTCCAAGGATCCGACCCAGAAAACCGCCTATCGCTTCCCGCACCACCACGGCGTCGGTGGTGAGGCGAACCTCCGGGCGTGCCTCATCGGCATCGCCGTGCTGAACGGCGCGAAGGGCGACCACGGCCTCTCCGATCCTGAGCGGAAGGCCGTCTACGACCACCTGGCACAGCACCTGATCGACGCGGACCGTGATGTCCCGGAACTCAAGGCCGAGCTGGGTGGAGCACTGAAGTACCACGAAGAGGCGGCGGACGTCATGGCGCGTCTGGACAGCCTCATCGAGCGCACGTCGGAAGTCATGGCTCTCCGCCGTAGCAAGGGCAAGGCCCTCGCCGCACCCTCGATCGACCTCCTGGAGTGGATCTACGAGGACACGCGGACCCTGCGGTCCCTGCTCGACACCCCACAAGAGGACGCGCACCGCGAATTCGCGCGGTTCATCGCGGCCAACCTGACCACTGGAGAGTGACATGAGTTTCCCCGCACTGGCGGAGGTCGAGGGCAAGCTCGCCGACCGCCGTAAGAAGCTGGCCACCATCTTCGACGAGGCCGGTCCCGAGATCGACCTCACCAAGGTGAAGGCCGTCAAGGGCACCACGCACGACATCGCGGCCGCGATCCGCGAGCTGAACAGCGAGATGGAGGATCTCGGCAAGGAGCGCGACAACCTCGTTGTCGTGCAGAAGGCCGCGGACCGCGCCAAGCAGGCTCCAGGCTCCGGCGGCGCGGAGCCGGGCGCCGAGAACGGCGACATCCCCTCGCCGCGGCGCGAGAAGAGCATCGGCGAGCTGTTCACCGCCTCCGACGCCTACAAGCTCAAGCAGGGCCGCATCGGTCCGGAGGCCACGCTCGACGTGCACCTCAAGACCCTGATGTCGACCTCGGCGGGCTGGACGCCCGAGGTGACCCGCACCGGCACGGTGGTGCCGTACGCGACCCGCCCGATCCAGGTCGCGGACCTGATCCCGCAGACGGAGACCTCGCAGTCCGCCGTGCAGTACATGGAAGAGACCACCTTCAACAACGCGGCGCAGGAGACCGCGGAGGGTGGTACCTACCAGGAGGCGGCGCTCGCGCTGACCGAGCAGAGTTCCCTCGTCCGGAAGATCGCGGTGTTCCTCCCGGTCACCGACGAGCAGCTGGAGGACGAGCCGCAGGCCCGCGGTTACGTCGAGAACCGCCTGCCGTTCATGATCCGGCAGCGGCTCGACTCGCAGATCCTCGTAGGGAACGGCACCGCGCCCAACCTGCGCGGCCTTCTGAACATCGCCGGCATCCAGACCCAGGCCAAGGGCGCCGACCCGGTTCCGGACGCCGTCTACAAGGGCATCGTGAAGGTGGAGACGATCGGCCAGGCCATGGCCAACGCCGTCGTCTTCAACCCGACCGACTGGCAGTCCGTGCGGCTGCTGCGTACCGCCGACGGGCTCTACATCTGGGGCAACCCGTCCGACGCCGGTCCTGAGCGGATCTGGGGTCTCCAGGTCGTTCGGGCCCAGGCGAACCCCGCCGGAGCCGCCGTCGTGGGTGACTACCAGAACTTCATCGAGCTGGCGGTCCGCCGCGGCATCGACGTTCAGGTCAGCAACTCGCACTCGACCTACTTCGTCGAGGGCAAGCAGGCGATCCGCGCGGACATCCGCGCGGCGCTGGTGGTGTACAGGCCGGCCGCGTTCTGCACCGTCACCGGTCTCTGATCGACCCGGACCGGCCCGCCCCCTCGGCGGGCCGGTCCCGGCTTTTCGTACGTTCAGAAAGGAACGGTCCATGCCTGTCATCGAGGGCACCACACGGATCAAGGAAGCGTCCGGCGAGTACGACTTCGCGGTCGACGGCGGCGCGGTCTCCACCATCACCCTGCGCTCGGCGGGCGGTGCGTCGCTGGGCAACGTCATCCCGGCCGGTTCGGTCATCGTCGGCGGCTATCTCGAAGTCGACACCGCCGTCGCCTCCGGCGGCGCGGCGACGCTCGCCGTCAACTCCGAGGGCGCGGGCGACCTCGTCGCCGGAACGGTGGTGAGCGGCGCGCCCTGGTCGACCACCGGCCGCAAGTCGCTCACCCCGGCCTTCACCGGCGCCAGCAGCGTGAAGACCACCGCGGCGCGCAGCATCACCGTCACGCCCGCCGTCGCCGCCCTCACCGCGGGCAAGTTCCGCGTCGTCGTCTTCTACCGGTAGGAGCGCAACGTGTACACAGTGGACAAGCACATCTGGCGGACCGCCGACGGGAAACTCGTCGAGCACGGTCACCCCGACGCCGCTTTCCTCCAGTACCCGGCGGGAACCGACGTTCCCGACGCGGACGCGAAGCGGCTCAGGCTCGCCGACATCGGCAAGTCCGAGCCGGACCCGGAGCCGGAGAAGGAGGCCGAGCCGGAGAAGTCCGACGCGGCCGCGGACGAGCAGCCGGACACACAGCGGGCCAAGACACGAGCGCCCGCCAACAAGGCCGTCCCGAAGCCGTCGGACAAGTAGATGCATGCCGAGGCCCACGAATGGGTAGCGCGCCACGCCACCACGGAGCCGGTGACCGTTCTCGACATTGGTGGCCGGAACATCAACGGCAGCGTCCGGGACCTGTTCCCCGGCGCCACCGTCTACATCGTGCTGGACATCGCCGACGGCCAAGGCGTCGACATCGTCGCTGACGCCGCCACGTGGACCCCGGATCGGCAGTACGACGTCGTCGTGACCGCGGAGACCTTCGAACACACCGCGGTGTGGCCGGAGATCTGCGCCACCGCGTTCACGGCGACGAAGCCGGGCGGCCGGTTCATCGCCACGATGGCCGGACCGGGCCGCCCGGCCCACTCCGCTGTGGACGGCGGGCCGACTCTGTACCCCGGCGAGCACTACGGCAACGTCGAACCGGACGACCTCCGGGCCGTGCTCGCCGAGTGCGGGTTCGTCGACATGGTGATCGACCGCCAGGAGCGGCCCGCCGACGTCCGTTGCGTGGCAACGAAACCGGAGGCCCGCCATGCCGATCGGTGACCCCTACGCAACGGTGGCCCAGCTGAAGGCGCGGCTGCGCATCAACGACACCAAGGACGATACGCGGCTCGCCGAGGCGATCACGGCAGCGTCCCAGGGGATCGAGACCGTCTGCGAGCGGCAGTTCAACGACGCCGGCGCCGCCTCGGCGCGAACCTACCGCCCCGAGCACAGGCACCTGGTGCGCGTCGACGACTTCCACACCACCACCGGACTCGTCATCAAGACGGCACAGGCCGATGGGACGTTCACCGGCACGTGGTCGCCAGGCGAATACGAACTCGAGCCGCTCGACGGGATCGTCGGCGGTGTCCCCGGCTGGCCCTGGTGGACGATCCGCGCCATCACGCAACGGTTCCCGTGCAACCGCCGGGCAACCGTGCAGGTGACCGCGCGCTGGGGCTGGGCGGCGATCCCCACCGCCGTCAAGGAGTCGTGCCTCATCGTCGCCGAGGAAATCTTCAAGCTGCCGGACAACCCGTTCGGATCCGGCGGATACAGCGACTTCGGAGTGATCAAAGTGCGTAACAACCCGTTCGCCATGCGGATGCTGAGCCCGTACCTCCGCTACCCGGTGCTGATGTCCTGATGGCCGCGCTCCTCCCCGTCCTCCGCGGCCTGAAGACGCGCCTGGAGACGATCGACGGGCTCCGCGTCCACGAGACCATCCCCGGCGCGATCGACCCGCCCGCCGCAGTGCTGTCGCTGGAGACCGTCACCTACGACTCGTCGATGTCGCGCGGCTCGGACGACCTCGTCTTCAGCGCGGACGTGTTCACGTCGATGGCGTCCGATCGCTCCGGCCAAGAGCTGCTCTTCTCGTTTATCGACGGCGAGGGCCCGAACTCGGTGAAAGCCGCCGTCGAGGCCGATCCGCTCCTCGGCGGCGTGGCGATGTTCGCCGAGGTCACCGACGCCGGGGCGCCGCGGATCGCCAGCTTCGGCGAGATCGAGTACTACAACGTGCAGTTCCGGATTTTCGTGAGCGTGGCCGGATGAGGTTCCTCGCCGCCCACCCGGGACCGCAGTTCTCGGTGCACGATGTCTACGTCGGCTGGGTCGAAGCGTTGCGCGGACTCGGGCAGCAGGTCCTCGACTTCAACCTCGCCGAGCGGCTCACCTTCTACGACGCCGCGCTGCTGGAGACCCCGGACCGGGAGGTCCGCAAGGCGGTCAGCGCCGAGCAGGCGCAGAAGCTCGCCGTGAACGGCCTCTACGCCGCCCTGTACAAGACGCGGCCGGACGTGCTGTTCGCGGTGTCCGCGTTCTTCTACACGCCCGAGCTGCTCGACCTGGCACGGTCGTACGGGACCAAGGTGGTGCTGCTGCACACCGAATCGCCATACGAGGACGGCAGGCAGCTCGCGATCGCCGCGCACGCCGACCTGAACCTGATCAACGACCCGACGAACCTCGCGCAGTTCGAGGCCGTCGCGCCGACGGTGTACATGCCGCACAGCTACCGGCCGGCGATCCACCGCCCCGGCCCGGGAAACCCAGACCTCGCCGCGGATCTGGCGTTCGTCGGCACGGGGTACGCCAGCCGTATCGAGTTCCTGGAACAGATGGACCTGTCCGGGTTGGACGTCCTGCTCGCCGGTAACTGGCAGCAGCTCGACGACGGCTCGCCGCTGCGTCCCTTCGTCGCTCACGACCCCGAGGAATGCCTCGACAACGAGCAGACCGCCGATGTGTACCGGTCCGGGAGCATCGGGCTGAACCTCTACCGGCGGGAAGCCGAGGCTGAGCACCTCGCGGACGGCTGGGCGATGGGCCCCCGCGAGGTCGAGATGGCTGCCTGCGGCATGTTCTTCCTCCGCGATCCCCGACCCGAGGGGGACGACGTTCTCTCGATGCTTCCCATCTTCGCCACAGCGGGGGAAGCGTCGGAGCAGCTCCGGTACTGGCTCGGCCGGGCGGCCGAGCGGCGGGAGCTGGCGGCGCAAGCCCGCGCGGCCATCGCCGACCGCACCTTCACCCATCGCGCAGCCGACCTCATGCGGCTGCTCACCGAATAGGAGACACCACCATGGCACGCATTGCCGGGCGCCGCGGCCGCATCTACATGGGCATCGCGAGCGACACCGCCGCCGCAGAACCGTTGCCGTTCTTCGCGTCCTGGTCGATCAACTTCGAGACGGAGAAGATCGACGTCACTGCGATGGGCGACCCCAACAAGACCTATCTGGCGGGGTTGCCGGACGCGTCGGGCGAGTTCAGCGGCTTCTACGACGACGCCACGAACCAGACCTACACCGCGGCCGTCGACGGCCTGCCGCGCAAGTTCTACCTCTACCCGAACACGACGAACGCCGGGCAGTACTGGTTCGGCACGATCCTGCCGGACTTCCAGGTCAACGCCGAGGTGAGCGGCGCTGTCGAGGTGTCGGCGTCCTGGGCGGCGAACTCGACCATCGCCAAGGTCGGATGATCGAGGCGGAGGGCGGCGAGAAGCTCGTCGCCCTCGCCAAACGCCTCAAGGGCGCGCCGAAGGAACTCCGCGGCGAACTCACCAAGGCCATCACCCAGGCCCTGCGGCCGCTGAAGGCGGCGGCGAAGAAGTCCGCTATCGAAAAGCTTCCCCGCTCCGGCGGACTCGGCAAGCGAGTCGCGAAAACGACGCTTCGGCACAAACGCAAGATGAGCGGCCGCGGCGCCGGCATCCGGATCGAGGCGCAGACCAACGCCGTCAAGGACCCGCTGCGGATCGACCGTGGCCGGGTCCGGCACCCGACATTCGGACACCGGCCGTGGGTGTTGCAAGACGTGCGCAAGGGCTGGTTCACCGAGCCCATGCGCGAAGGCGCACCGGCGGTGCAACAGGAACTGATCCAGGCGATGGACAGAATCGCCCGGAAAATTGAGGAGAACTGAATGGCACGAGTGAAACTGAAGGTCACGTATTCCGACGGCAGGGTCGTCGAGTCGATCGTGAGCCCGAAGGCCGAAGTGGACTTCGAGCGGCATTTCGGCACGTCGGTCATCAAGGCCGGGCGGGACATGCACCAGCAGTATTACTACTACCTTGCGTGGGCTGGGCTCCACCACGCTGGCCGGGAAGCGGCCGACTTCGACACGTTCCTCGGCCAGATCGACGAGGTCGTGGATGCCGACGCGGAGGAGGAGTCCGGCGAGGAGCCGGGCCCTACGAAAGCGGCTCGACGACCCGGAACCTCGTCGAGCTGAGCATCGTCACCGGGATCCCGTTCTCCGATTTCCTCGAAATGGACGAACGGACCATCTTGACCTATCAGGACGTGCTCGAAGCACGCGCACGGAAAAGGTGAGGAGTGACGATGGCCAGCCTTTCCTTTGACATCTTCGCCCGCGACCGCAACGCCTCCAAGACGTTCGATCAGGTCGGAGACGCTGCGGACAAGGCTGGCAACAAGGTGTCGGCGTTCGGCGACAACGCCAAGGCCCTGGCCGCCGGGGCGGGGCTCGCCGCCGGGGCCGCGTTCGCCGCCGCGTTCGTCCAGGCGCTCTCGGTGGACGCGGCGAAGGCGAAGCTGTCGGCGTCGCTCGGCCTGACCGAGGCCGAGTCGCAGCGCATCGGTGGCGCGGCCGGGAAGCTGTACGCCGACGCCTACGGCGCGAACATCGAGGACGTCACCACCGCCGTCGACGCGGTGGTGTCGTCCATCGACGGGATGCGGGGCGCCAGCGAGTCCGCGGTGGAGTCGATGACGGCGAAGGTCCTCAACCTCGCGACGGCGTTCGGTGTGGACACCGCCAGGGCTGCGCAGGTCGCCGGACAGATGATCACCACCGGGCTGGCCAAGGACGGTACGCAGGCCATGGACCTGCTCACCGCGTCGATGCAGAAGGTGCCCGCCGCCGTGCGGGAGGACCTGCTCGACGCCGCCGACGAGTACGGGCCCTTCATGCAGGCCCTCGGGCTGTCCGGCCAGCAGGCCATGGAGCTGCTCGTCAAGGGCGCCGAAAAGGGCATGTACGGGATCGACAAGACCGGCGACGCGATCAAGGAATTCACGATCCGCGCCACCGACATGTCGAAAACCACGGACGACGCGTTCAAGATCCTCGGCATGTCCACCGAGGACATGACCCGCCGTCTCCTGGCCGGAGGCGACACCGCGAACCAGGCTTTCACCGAGATCATCGCGGGGCTGAAGAACATCAAGGACCCGGCGCAGCAATCCCAAGCAGCGCTGGCGTTGTTCGGCACCCCGCTGGAAGACCTGTCGGTCACCGAGATCCCGAAGTTCATCGCACAGTTGTCCGGAGCGGCGGGGGAGCTGGGCAACGTGGCCGGCGCGGCGGACAAGTTCGGCGAGACGCTGAACGACAACGCCCAGACGAAGCTGACCGCGTTCGCTCGCGGACTCGAACAGAACGTCGTCGGCTTTCTGGGCAACGTCGTCATCCCCGTGCTGAGCGCTGTCGGTGACGCGGCCGGATTCCTCGCTGACGGGTTCTCTCTGCTGCCGGGGCCGACGCAGAACGCCGCCGCCGCGATCGCCGCGGTCGCGCTGGGGGTGCCGCTCGCGATCGCGGCGTTCGGGAAGCTGAAGGAGGGCGTCACGTCGGTCGTCACCTCCTATCAGAACATGTCGAAGGTCGGGAAGATCTCGGTCGCCGCCCTGGGCTTCACGGGCCTGCTCGTCGCTGCGAGCGCCGTGATCGCCAAGATGTCGGAACTCAACCCGCAAGTGGACGCCCTCCAGGTCGGGCTGAAGAAGTACGCCGATGGTGCTGCGGCGTCGGGCGAAGCCGCCCGTGTCCTCGGTGGCGACATGGACCTGCTCAAGACCGCCATCGCGCAGGTGAACAGCGACGGCATCACGAAGTTCCTCGCCGGCATCGCCGAGCTTGTCCCGGGCACGACGGCGCTCGACAGCTCCTTCGCGAAGGGCACTCAGCGGGTCCAGGCCCTCGACCAGGCGCTCGCTGACATGGTCCGCTCCGGCAGCGGCGAGCAGGCCGCGCAAATCTTCAAGGCTCTGGCCGACCGCGGCGTCGCCTCGATCGAAGACCTGAAGAAGGCCCTCCCCGGATTCGTCGCCGCGCAGGAAGTCGCCGCGTCGTCCACGAACAGCGCCGCTGGCGCGCAAGGGAAATCGGCCGACGCCGCGCGCGACAACACGACCGCGATCACCGAGCAGGTAGCCAGCCTGAACAAGCTCGTCGAGGCCGCGGACAAGGCGGCGAGCGCGCTCCTCGGTGACCGCGACGCGCAGCGCGGGTTCCAGCAGGCCGTCGCCGAAGCGGACGCCGCGGTGAAGGAGAACGGCCGCAACCTCGACATCCACACCCAGAAGGGCCGCGACAACCAGGCCGCCCTGGACGGGGTGGCGAAGGCGGCATTGGACCAGGCACAGGCGATGGTGCAGAACGGCGCATCGCAGAGTCAGGTAGCGGCCAAGGTCGAGGAAGCGCGGAACGCGTTCATCCGCGTGGCGATGCAGATGGGTTTGACGAAGGGCGACGCCAACCGGCTGGCCGACTCGCTGCGCCTGATCCCCGGGACCTACGACGCCACGATCCGCACGAACGCGGCCCAGGAAGCGGACAAGGTCGCCAACCTCCAGCGCTCCATCAACCTGCTCAAGGGCAAGACCGTCACGATCACGACGTCCTTCGTGGACGTGTCGGCCCCGCCCCGGCCGATCGGCCGGCCATACGCGTTCGCGGACGGTGGCCTGCCGGGATTTCCGCAAGGCGGCCGGATTCGTGGTCCGGGTGGACCGCGTACGGACTCGATCCTCGCGCGGATCTCCAACGGCGAGTTCATCGTCAACGCCCGCTCCACGGCGCAGAATCTCGACCTGCTGCACGCGATCAACAACGGCAACGGGATCACGCCGATGCGGCAGCTGGACCCTGCGGCCAGGACGGCGAGTGCCTCCGCGGCGTCGGTCGCGGCCGGTACCCCGGTCGTCCGCATCGACCTGTCCGGCGGCGACCGAAGGCTGCTGGACTGGCTGCGCGATCGGATCCGGGTTGAAGGCGGCGGCAGCGTCCAGGCCGCTCTGGGGAGGAGCTGACCGATGCCGTTCCCGAAAGATCCGGAGGACACCCGGTACGAGCTGTACCTCGCGACGCTCGGCTGGGTCGACGTCACCAGGGACGTCTACAACCGCGACGGTGTCCAGATCAGCCGCGGGTACACCTCGGAGCGCACCGACGGCGCAGCCTCACCCCAGAGTTGCCAGCTGACGCTGAAGAACCACACCGGCCGGTACTCCCCGCGGAACCCGCTCGGCGCCTACTACGGGAAGTTCGGCCAGAACACTCCGTTGCGTGTGTCCACTGTGGTCACGAGAGACTCCTTCAACCGCACGGTCGTGAACGAATGGGGGCAGGCCGACACGGGCGATGACTACTACCTCTACTGGTTGTCCGGCAGCGTCGCCGACTTCGACGTCACCGGCGGAAAAGGCACACACACTATCGGCGGCACCGTTCAGTACCGGATCTCGACGTTGCAGGACACGAGGTTCCGCGACGTCGAGATCCGCGCAACGGTGAGCCTGCCGTTCACCGACGTGACCGGCGGCAGCGTCGAACCCGCGAACCTGATCGTCGGCGGGCAGAACAGCGCCGGGGCCGGGGCGACCGACTACTTCATGCTGGAACTCCGGATCACCACAGCCGAGGCGATCACCGTGCGGCTGGTTCACGTCAGTGGCTTCGAAATCGCCCCATTGCGGACGCTCGCCTTCCCCCATACTGGCGTGCCGCTGCGTGTCGCGTTCCAGAGCGAGGGGCAGACCCTCCGCGCGAAGGTGTGGCGCGCGGGGGGCCCGGAGCCGTACGCGTGGGACATCGAGGGCGGCTTCAACTACGACGAGTTCATCGACCGCGCGGCGGGCTGGGTCGGAATCCGCTCCGGAGTGTCCGGCGGCAACACCAACACCCCAGTCGTCTTTTCCTACGACGACGTCGAAGTGCGGGTGAACCGATTCCATGGCGAAGTGTCGGCATGGCCGTCGCAGTGGGACACCAGCGGCAACGACGTGTACGTCCCCATCCAGGCCTCCGGGATCCGTCGACGGCTCTCCCAGGGACAGGCGCCGTTGATGTCGCCGGTACGACGTGCACATTCGACGGCGTCCTTCTACTCCGATCCCTCCGCGCCGCCGCACTTGCTCTACTACCCGATCGAGGACGAGAACGGATCCACCGTGATCGCCTCGGGTCTGCCGAACCGCGGACCGATGAGCATCACGGGTGCAGGAACGCCGCAGTTGGCGACCGACTCCAGCTATCCGGGCAGCGCACCGTTCGGGAAGCCAAACCGGTCCCGCTGGACGTCTCCGGTCATCAGCGCCGCGGCGACCGGCGAGGTTCAGCTCTTGATGCTGCTGTCTGTGCCAACTACTGGCGAAAATGATCTCGCGACCTTCGCTCAAATCGGGTGCAGCGGGACGATCGGTTTCGTCGATCTCTTCTACCATGCGGGCGGCGACCTGGAGATCAATTTCTACGACCGGGGACGCGCGCTCATTGTCGGCTCGGGTGCGATGGACACCAATGTCGACGGTCGTCCTATGATCGTTTCCCTTCAAATGGTTCAGAACGGCGGCAACGTCGACTGGGCCCTGTTCTACTTCCCGAAGGGCGCAGCGTCAGGGCCAGGACTCGGCGGCTCCGTCGCGGGCCGAACCATCGGCGCACCCCGGCAACTGCTGATCTCGCCCTACACACAGGTTGCCAACTCGGCAATCGGCCACGCAGTCCTCCGCAACGACATCATCTCGATCTTCGCCGTCAACACGCAGCTCAACGGCTACGCGGGCGAAGGCGCCCAAGAACGCATTGCGCGACTGTGTCTCGAAAACGACGGCATCAGCAACACCTTCATTCGTTCGTCTATTTTGGACGGTACGCCGGTTGGGGTGCAGGAACGAAAGGCGCTGCTGGACCTGCTCGACGAGGCGTCGAAAGCCGACCTCGGCTACCTCAACGAGTCGCGGGACGTGCTGGGCCTCGTGCACCGCTTTGGCCGCTCGCTATACAACCAGGACGCCGTACTCACCCTCGACTACGCGGGCGGTCAGGTGCAGCCGCCATTCGGTCAGGTCGACGATGATCTGCTTCTCGTGAACGACTTCACCGCGAAACGCGCGAACGGATCGACCTACCGCGCCACCCAGGAAACCGGCCCGCTCGCCCTCACCTCACCGACGAGCGGGACTGGCGCGGGACGGTACGTCGACGAGCAGGAGTACAACGTCGAGAGCGACAGCCAACTGCCCGACATCGCCACCTGGAAAGTCCACCTTGGCACGGTAGACGAGCCGCGCTACCCGCGCGTTCGTGTGAACCTGGCGAAGCTGGCGTTGATCTCGAAGCAGCTCTACGTCGACTCGCTCTCGGTGAACCTCCAGGACCGCATCGAGATCATCAACCCCAAGGAGCTGGTGATCAACGGCACGATCTCGCAGATCGTTCCCGGCTACATCGAGGACCTGGCGAGCAAACAGCACAACATCGAGTTCGTGTGCATCCCCGGCGTTCCCTACGAGATCGCCGAAGCGGCCGTGGCCACCGGCGACACGAACCCGTGGGTTTTCCGAGCCGAGACCGACGGGTCGACCGTGAACACCACCGCTGCCGCCGGGGCGACCAGCCTGTCGGTGGCCACACCATCGGGTCCACTGTGGACCACGATCGCCGACGATTTCCCGCTCTATCTTGACGTCGGCGGCATCAAGGTCCGAGCAACTGGGTGCACTGGAACCAGTTCGCCGCAAACGTTCACCGTCGACGCGCTGCCCGCAGCCCGCGCCGCCGGGACACCCGTTTCCGTCTGGCACCTGCCGGTGCTCGCCCAATAGGAGGATGCATGGCATTCGCGGCAGGCCAGAAAGTCCGGGCCAGCGACCTGAACGCCCTCAACGACGGTCTCGTCGAAGACCTGTACCGCACGGCGAACAGCGCATCCGGCATCGCAGCAACCGACACCGTGCTGGACTTCGTGACCGCAGTTCTGACGGCGGGCCGCACGTACCGCCTGGAGTGGTCGGGCGACATGGTCGGTGCTGGTGCCGTCGCGACGTACTCATTCCGCGTCCGCTACATCGCGGCCGCGTCGCTCACCGTCGCCGGAAGCACCATCGTCCGGCGGAAGACATGGGAGATCAAAGCGGCCGGCGGACACGAGCCACAGTTCGTGACGGGCCGTTTCACCGCTCCCACAACGGACACGTACTCCGTCGGTGTCTCCGTAATCCGCCTGCTCGGCTCGGGCACCGTGCAATCGATCGCCGCAGCGGACAACGAGACCTCCACGGAACTCTTCGACGTCACCAGGCTATGAGGGACCGTCCACTGTGTACGAACTGGAAGCACGAAAGGGGTGACGGTGGGTGCTCTTGACATCGGCCAGCTTCTCCAGTCCGCCGGGCCGTCGGCGGCGCTGCTCGTCGTCATCATCGTGGTTGGCTGGTTCTGGCTCCGCGCCGAACGCCGCGCGACGCGGCTTCAGGACCAGCTCGACGAGGAACGCGCCGAGTACGCCGGGCTGGTCGACGCCGAACGCAAACGGCGCTGGAAGGCCGAGGACACCGCGGCCCGCGCTCGTCGGAAGGTCGGTGATGTAGATGAAGCGGGTTAACTGGCTGGCTCTCGGCATCGCGCTCGTCGCGCTGCTCGCCGCCGCCTACGCGGTCTGGGAGCCCTACACCTTTCGGCAGGAAGCCAAGTCGCTCGCCGACCAGGTCACCGAGGCATGCGCGAAAGGCGGGCCCGGCGCCGTCCAGCTCGGCGCCGCGTGCGCGAAAGCCGCCGAGGTGAAGGACCAAACGTCGGTCGCGCAACCGGCCGAGCCCGACCCGGCCGTGCTCCGGCAAGCCGCTCGTACGGCGGTGGCCGAGTACTGCGCGGCACCGTCGCGTCCGTGCCGCGGCGTCGATGGCGCGTCCCCGAACTTCGACGCGATCGTCACGACCGTGCTCGAGCGGATCCCGTCGCCGAAGAACGGCCGCGACGGCAAGGACGCGCCCACCCCGGATTGGGCGGCGCAGGTCGCCGCGTACTGCGGACAGGTCACCGAACCGTGCCGCGGCCGGGACGGGGAGAAGGGCGTCGACGGGAAGGACGGCCAGGACGGGAAGCCAGGCGCTGAGGGCCCGCCGGGACCGACCTGCCCGGACGGCTACACCGCGCAGTCGCGGCGGCAGGCAACCGAAACCTGGTGGGTCTGCGTCGCCGACGCCGCCCCGTCGATTGGAGGAAGCAGATGAGCGAACAGAAACTGTCCGTCGGGCGGATCGTCCACTACGTCGGCGCAGGCGGCGCGTGCACCGCGGCGACGGTGACCGAGGTGGAGGAGCAGGGCAGCCTCGTCGGGCTGTTCGTCACCGGGCCGTCGGCGATCCACCTCCTGCCGCTCGCCGAGGGCGGCGCGATGTCTGACCAGGACGAGCAAAAGCCCGGCACCTGGCACTGGCCGGAGCGTGTCTGATGCCCACAGGACTCGGGGTGGACGTCCACCCGTATTACCAGCGCGGCGCCACGTTCTCCGGCGTCGAGTACGCCTGGATCAAGATGACCGACGGCGCCGCGGTCTACGCGATGAAGCGGGACGGTCGCGTGTGGACCGCCGACGAGCACGCGCGCCGTCTGCGTGAGGCCGGGATCCCGTTCGGCGGCTACTGCTACGCCCAACCCGGCAACGGCGCCGCCGAGGCGCGCGTGCTGCTGGCCGAGTGTGACCGGCTCGGCGGGACCGGCGTCGCCCCGGCCGTCGACATCGAGGACAACCCGAACATCTACACCTGGTCCACACGGGACGCCGTCGACCACGGCCGCGCGTTCTGCGCCGAGGTGCGGCGGCGAGGTCGACGTCCGGCGGTCTACATGAACGCCTCGAAGATGCAGGCCTGCCGCCCGGGCGAGTGGCCGGAGGACCCGGTGATCTGGGTCGCCCGGTACGGCCGCGCGCCGGAGGCCAGCGGCGTGTACCGCGGTCACTACGACGTGCATCAGTTCCGCGAGGACGGCAACCTGCCCGGCTCGGCTGGGCGGGTCGACTGGAACCAGGCCTACACCCTCGCCCACCTCACCGCCTCCGGGCCCGGCGGCGGCCCCACTCCGAACCCCAACCCGACGGAGGACGACGACATGATCACCGCACCAGCCGGAACGGACGACCACATCAACGTGATCGTCAAGGGCAAGGGCAGCCTGTACCTCGCTTGCTCGTGGGGGCAGACGGTCGACGTGCACTCGATCCTGTTCTACGGCGACACCGGTCCCGGCGCCAAGGAGACCGGTGTCGGCGGCGGCTACGACGGCGGCCTGCGGAACCCTCCGGAGCGCTGGACGTTCCAGCCGAACAAGCCCGGCCCGGTGCGGGTGCCGGTCGGCGCCGCGATGGCGACCATCCGCTACACCGCCCGCCACAGCTTCGGGATCGGTGTCGCATGACCGGCCAGGACGACGGCGCCGGGCCGACCTTCGTTCAGGCCGAGCCGGTCGTCGTGGCGGAGGCAGTCCGCGGCGTCCTCGTCGCGGTCGTCGCCGCCGGATGGCTCATCATCCCGGACTCGACGATCGCCGTGATCGTGTCCGGTGTCGGGCTGCTCGGATCGATCGTGTCCACGATCTTCGCTCGCCGCCGCGTCAGCCCGGTCGCTACCGGCCGGGACCAGTAGGCCGCGCGGTCTGTTTCGAGTAACTGGGCCCTCGTGGTCATCCGGAACTGGATGGCCACGAGGGCCCTTTCGTCATGCCTGCTTGCGTCGCATCAGGAGGACGACGATGACGACCAGGAGCGCGATGATGACCAAGACCGGGACGGCGCCGGCGACGCCGAGAAAGAGGTAGGCCAGCCCGCCACCAACAACGAGGATGAACAGCCCGTTGCCGACGATGCTCACCGCGGCGCGCTGCTTCGGCGTCAACATGTGCCCCCACCTCTCGTTCGCCCCGGGCGTCGGTGATGGCGGGGCCTTCACCCATGTCGTCTTGATCACCGAATCCGTTGCGCACGTGATCGGACTGTGACCGATGACCCAGCCGCCAAGCTACAACCCCAACACGGACGGACGGGACGCTCGTGGCCACGAGTTTGCCGGATCCGTCGGTGGGAGGCACTGCTCGTGGAGCCGCGGCCTACTGCGGGCGGAGGTGCGGGTTCAGCTTCGCGAACATCGCCTTGAACCCGGCGACCGGCTGATCCCGGAAGACGCGGCCGGTGTGAATGTCGAGGTGTCCCCAGTTGCCGTACTCCCCGTATCCGCAGACCATCAAGGACAGGGTTCCGGGTTCAAGGATTTCCGGAATTTCGTGGTATACCCCGTGTTCCAGTACGTTCGCGGTCGGGCTGCCATGTGTCACGCGCTCCATCTCCACGTCGGCGCGGCCGGTCTCGGGGTCCACATTGGTGCGGTAGAACCGGAGTTCGGTGTAACCGCCCGTTCCCGCGTCCCCCAGCAGATGCCCCGTGAAGCTGTCCCACCGGTGGTTATGCGGGATCTGTTCCTCCTCCCCGCCGCGAGTGTCCGGCCGATACCAGTCGTTGACCTTCACGGTGACCTTTTCGGACGTCACCAATGTGCATTCGAACTTGCTGACCTTGCCCTCTAAGTCTGGGATGGCCGCCCATCGCGCCGGGGTGGTGAACTCCTCCCAGGTCAGGGGGCCGACGTGCGGCGCGTGCTCGGCCACACCAGCCGCGACGATTTCGAACCGGGAAGCGGTGATGATCAGGCCGGGAATGACTTCCGCTCTCATGAGATTTTCCTTACGCAGCAACTGTTTTCGGTCTGGAGTCAGCATCTCGTTGGCTCAGGGCCGGGGGGAATGGTTTTCCCGTTTCCTATGCGCGGTTCCGGGTGTAGCCCGGCCTCGCTTGTCGGGGGAGTCGGGCAGGTTGGTTCATGCTTGGGTGCCGGGCGAACGCTGCTTGCCGATCACGTAGTTGACGCGGCCATGGGGACGTAGCGTCACTCCCGCGGCGAGCAGCATGCGGCGCGTCTGGTTGTAGCTGTGCCCGAACTTGGCGCCGACCTGCCGGATCGACGCGCCGTGCTCGTACAGGTTGACCATGCCCTCTGGGCACGGCGGTATGAGGATCTTCGCCGGCCGGAGTGTCACGCCAGCCGCGAGCAGCCTGTCCCGAACGGCCCGGTAGGTGACGTCGTGAACCTCCGCGAGGGCTTCGATCGTGGCGCCTGCCTCGTATGCGGTGACCAGCGTCCTGGCGAGGTCGTCAACGCCCGGCATTCCCGTTCCTCTCTCGTGAGTGGAGACGCGCGGGCCCGGAGGGAGCCACCCGGTCCGGGCCCGCGCGCTCGTGCAGCCGGACGCGGCCGCCACACCCGCGGCGCCCGGCACCCCCGCCGATACCCCCGACAGGGTGGCAGGGGGCTGAAGTCAGGCCGACATGCCCGCGAGGGGGAGGGTCGGACACATCGGCCGGAGACTGAGGGCGAGGGCCCCGGCGACGTGACGCCGGGGCCCTGCCTCCGTGCCCGCCGTTACGCAACAGGCACGGTCTGGTCCACCCGCCGAAGACCGAGGGGGACTAGGGCGGGCGGAGCTTGGTGGGCCTGACCGGCGCGCCGTGGCGGGGGCCGTCGCGCCGGTCAGGCACTCAGGGAGGCGCCTTCACCGCGGCCGCTCCTGTGCCGAGGGGCGACACAAGACCACTTTCCCGTTGTGGAGACGCACGTCTTCGTTGTCGAGCGCGCGGTAGATGTATCTGTGCTTGGTGAACTCGGGAGCGTTGATGCCGCCCGAACCGATCAGGATCTCGGCCGACCCGACACCTGCAGCCATGCCAATCAGCCAGACACGCCCCTCGGCGACCTCTTCGAGGAAGTGGGCGTAGCTCCCCAGTTCGTGCTTCGTCAT